AGCTTTTGCAATTGCTGCGATAGCAACCCCAAGAGCAACAGCGCCGATGGTTACGGGGTTAATGAACCTAATGAGACCGCCCATCTTCTCGACAGCCTCGGTTGTATTATTAAAGCTCTCAGCAAGATCGTTGGCGCTTTCGCTGGTTTCGTCCAGAGATTCATTAATATCAGCGCTCGTGCCAAAGATTAAATTTTTCAGCGCCTGAAATGCATTCCCTACGCCGCCAAAGCTATCCTTGATTTGCCCACCCTGCTGAATTGCAACCATCCAGACTGGCATACCTGAAGCAAGTGACGTTACAACGTCCGTGATCTGCGCCGGAAGCTGGCGCATTGCTGCTTGATATTGCCCGGCAGAAATGCCAGCGAGACCCATCGCGCTCTGCTGTTTCTTTAACGCCTGCTCTTGCTGTTTCAGTGCGTTGATGAACGGTGCCGCCTCTGTCGACACGCCCAATTGCGCCGCCTTCATTTCCAGCAGTTCGGCGCGAGTCTTGCCGATCGAGTCTGCTTGCTGTTTCAGGCTGGCGACAAAATCACGTCCGGCGTTGGTCGCCTTCTGCTTCGCCTCAGCCTCAGCAATTGCCGCGCGGCCTTCTTCGGTTAGCGCCAACTGCTGCTGTCTCAGCTTGTTGGTGGTCGACTCAATGACAGCACCCAGGCGGAAGAATTCCTTATCTGGCACAAGGCCCAATTGCCAGGCCTTATCCAGTTCTTCCGAAGCCTTGCGCAAGTTAGCCATTTTCGAGATCGTGGGATCGATAGCGCCCGCGATGTTGTTGAAATTGGTCTTGGCCTTTTCCGTGGTTTTCTTTTGGTTCTGCAACGCGCGGTTCATTTCCTCAGTCTGCGCCGTCGCGCGCTTCTCAGCGTCCGCCAGCGACTGAAGACCCGCCCCGGTTTGTTGGCTTTGGTTCTTTAGTTCGGCAAGTGATCGCACCGCTCTGTCAACCTGCGACACGTCAACGCCGAACGTCAAGCCAGCTACTTTATCAGCCATGTTAGCCCCCATATGAAAAAAGCGCCCGTAGGCGCTTATTGTGATTTTTTGTAGATCTGTTTGAGGTATTCACCCTCCAGGATCTGCAAGTCAAGCAATGCCGCTTCTCGATTGTCGATTTTATACAATTCAAAGAACATAGGCAATGTATTATAGTCCAGCCCCGTTGGGCCATTCATCCCAATGCGCCATTGCGTTTGCATGGCCTGGAATAGTTGCCAACTTTGGGCGGTCTGCTCATCGAAGAAAATTTCCTCTAAATCAGCCTCGTAATCCGATCGCCGTAAACCATACTCAGCAAGCTGGCGATCGGTTAACTCAGGCTGAAGCGTTAGATAAACAGCCCGCCTTAGACTTTTGCACGATGCCCGGCAAGCGCGGCCATGTACGTTTGAGGCAATGCCATGACAAAGGAAGGGTAATGCGAGCACAGCCAGGAAATGTTTTCATCCGTAAATTCTTCGTCCAGATCCCAGCCTTCGGCCATGAAGCGGATAAAATCCACGTTACCTTTCGGCGCTTTTTCTTCGCTTTCATAAAACTCCTTCATTTCATCGGTGGAGTGATGTTTTACCGTCATGTTGATGGTTGCATCTTTGCCATCGGGGCAAGTGAAAGTTACCGGAAGTTTGAAGGAGGGAAGTTCGCCGCCAATACGAATTTTAAACTTAGCCATTTTGTAATCCCCTGATTGGTATATGTTGATTGCTATTATGCACAAAAAAGGGCGAGGCACAAGCCCCGCCAGTTAATTAAGCGTTGGTTACAGGCAAGAAAACGTGCGAACCTTTAAGCGCAACATCAAGCGTTACCGTCTCCATCTCGTTGACAGCCGTAGTCGGAATGTCATCGAATGATGCAGTGCCAGACCAATAACGAACCTCGGATGCTCGCGGGACGTACATGTACATCGCTTTCGCCTCTTTGCTGGCGTCTGCTGCACGCAGCACCGGGTAGATTGCGTTATCGTACTCGTGCGCAAACGTGTAGTTAAGCGTCACCGCCGACTTATAGGTAGGCTCGGACTGTTCGCGCTCATCGCTCAGGCACTGGTAGTTATAATACTGCTGCTCGTTGCCGTCTTTACCCAAATCCTGAATACAAGGCAACTCGATCCAGTCAGTGACGACGCTCACGCTTCCGGTTGCAGCCGTAGGGTATTTGTTGGTATCGGAGGTGTCGAACTCTTCCAGAGTTGCCACACCAGCCGATACCGACTTGACGCGAGCCACTTTATTTACAATGTCGCTCCAGGTGCAATCGGTAAAGATCACGATATCGTTAACGTCGAGCGCACCATCTGTCACCGTGATTTTGGGGTTTTTCACGTCGTTTGTCATTGCGGTAAACGGAATCTCCTCACCGCGAGCCTTCTCAAAGAAGACCTTAGCACCGTTTGGTAAATGCATGTTGAATACTCCTGTTTGAATGAAAGTTTTACTCCGCCATTATGCCTATATATTTCCGGACTGGCAAGAAATTATAAGCATCTCGAAGATCAGTTAGGTGGTTTGATAACCGCTATCCTCCACGCTGTTGCATCTTACTGTGAACCGAACCGGGAAAAACCAACCAGTTTCGTGCTTCTGCACGCCGGAAACTTCCGCCCATTCGCTCACATAAACTTTATTAACAGAATCAATTATTTTACCTTCAGGGAAATATTTTGCAACGTTTTGCGCAAGGAGCCTTGCGGAGTCGGTTCCGATCCCAGGCTTAAAGATAACGTCAATCTGAACCATCGCCAGATAGACTCGGCATTTCCTTGACAGGTCGACCGATCTTGAATCCGCCTCGACGTAGGAGACTTTAAGGTAGGTCTCACCGCCCGCTGGAGGGATAAAGTCAACGTTATCGCCTGCGACCTTCAACCCGTTGTCGGCAGCGAATTTAGCCGCTGCTGCCTTGCATTTTAACGCCATTTCATAGTGCATTTTTCGCCCTCGCTCGCTTGATTGCTTCAGTTACATAAACGCCCAGCCTGATAGCAACAACGCCCATAACACCATTGGGAGCCTGCTTTGAATGACCGTATTCCAGCGCGTTCGCATAGATTAGCATGTTACTGAACCAGATCGAAGTGATCCCGGCCCCTTTTGCGTATAGTGCAATGTTGGCGTTACCGTTCTGGATTGTCTTCTCGCCCGTTTGGTCGTATGCGTTAATCGCGTAAAGCGGGGCTCGGTTAAAGGTGATTTGCCAGTTACCACGGAAGCGCCCTGTATCCACCGGAGAACGCATTACAAGGTCGCGGTGAATATCTTCACACGTAAACCTAACGACGTCCTCCAGCGCATCTCCAGCCGCCTTGCACCACGCATCAATTGCACCTGTGAATTCACGGATGGTGTAATTAGCCATAAGTCGCCACCCTTCGCAAAACTGGACGGTAAGCAACGACGGTTCCCGTTGGCTTCACCGGGCGGGCATTAACCACGCGATAGCGTTCCCCGTCGACGTCGATTTCGTCACCTTCCATGATTGGTACGTCGTGAGTGAAGAAGCCGCGCTTGTCGCCAGCGAGGATAGTTTCGCCGTTGATATCGCGATCTTTGATATCCCGCACCGCACCTTTGATTGTGGTCACAATCTCGCCAGTGATGATATCCTCCCCGGTTTCGGGGTCGATGCCGCCGCCAGCGCCTTTGGTGTACTTGTTGAATACGCCATCGGCATCGCTGAAAAACTTAATGCCCGTACTAGCGCGGGCCTGAATTGCTTTGTAGTTCATGGCGTTTAACCTCCCATGCCGCAACGATGAAGACCGCCAGCGGTCATAAGGCCGAAGCCGCCGCCGCGCATTTTCAGCATGCGCCAGTACATTTTACCCCACGGAGTTGATAGCATTTCGTTGTCACTAGCCGAAGACACGCGATCGAATGTTTGGGAAAACTCCCCGGTCAGGGTGAATGACGCTACACGCTGCGAGTATGATTCCACGCTTTCGCCTTCCTGCTTCATTGCGCCGTCCAGAAACATCAGGTGCATGGTCATCAGCGCCAACGCTGTAATGATCGAATCGCCGAACTTGGACGCGCATACGAATTCCTCAGCCAGAACCACCCACGCGGTTAATAGTTCTTCCGGTACTTCTTTAAGCGGTGGCGCGAGGCTGCGCATTTTGTCGATCACATCTTGAATCGTATAATTCATGGTCTTTCTCCAGATATGAAAAAGGACGCCGTAGCGCCCTTATTGGTTTTTTTATTCGGCGCTCGTAGGCTGCACGATGGTTTTTGCTTTCGCTTTCACTGCTGCGATGTAGTCGCGAGTGCGGCGAATATCATCGTGGAATTCTACGCGGCCTTTGAAGATATCGTGGCGGAAGCGGTTAACTTGAGACTCTTCGATCTCGAAGGTTTCGCCCGGTAGCACTTTCTTGCCGTCGAACTTAATCAGGCAAGCGCCCACGTTTTCCATTGTTACCATATCCGGCTTCGCTGTTTCCGGCTGTGAGGTTTCCGGCTTTTCGTTGATTTCCGGTTCGATGGTAGCAGTATCTTTTTTAGCCATTTTGTATCTCTCCTGTTTTGGTGAGGTTTGATTTAAACACAATGAAAGGTTTTTCGCAACAATAAAAAATGGCCCCGAAGGGCCATTCTAATTACACGCCAGAAAGAATGGCGATGGTCAGCGGACGATACACGATGAGGCCAGTACATTTGGAGGTGCAAGGCACTTTGAAATGCAGGTCTTTCGGCTGCATCGGCAGCATGTTGAAGCGTTCCGGGATCTCGATCGACATATTCATCGGATCTTTTTCGTATGCCAGCACGCCTTTAGTACCTGCGCCGTCGATATCTTCCAGTTCCGCAATCGCGGTGATGGTGACATTCGGGTAGTTCTCTTTGAACCACGCGAGGTAACTTTCCGTAACGTCCGGCATTTTCTGCGTCAGCAGGCGGCGCTTGGACGGTGGGATCACGATGTTGGTAACATGGTGACGGCCCAGCGTTACATTTTCGATCGTCTCGATCAGATCCTGCAACTCGCTGAATGCGATTTCCGGCGTAGTCCAGCTTGCGGAGTTCAGACGGTTAATGTTCGGCTGGTCGAACACGCTAACGATGTTATGCGGCGCGGAACCTTTGAACACCAGATCGTTAACCAAGGTTTCATGGCCTTCGCGTGCAAGAGACGCTTTGCGGTCGCTCAGGCTGGAACCAAGCGCCTGACCTGCTTTGATTTCGTCGATGGAGATAAACCACGCGTTACCCAGGCGGAACACTTTACCAGTTTTCTCGGACGCCATCGCTTCAACGGTCGGCAGGTCGTCGGTATAATCCGCGATGATTTTCGCAGATGTCACGCCGTCAAACTCCAGCCATTCAAAGTTTTTCGTTACCGGACTCAGTTCGGTAGTAACCGGGAAAAGCTCCAGCACACCAGTTTGCGGGTAAGCCTGTTCGTACTGGCGATTTAAGAGTTGGGTAAGCTGTTTGACAGTCCAGATACCGTGCGCATCGAGTTTGTTAGCGTCGATTCCCATACCCTGCATTGCAACCTTGATTGCATTCTGCTCGAATGCATCTAATTTCATAGTCATTTGAAACTCCTGTTTGTGTGTTTTGACTTAACGAGATGAAGAATAGCACGAATCGCTAAACGGTCAAAGGTTTTTTTAACGTATGAAAAAGGGGCCGAAGCCCCTATTTTTTACGCCCCGCCAGTAGCGGGAGCGGCTGGCGCGGTTGCGTCCTGCGTTAACTGGATTTTCACCAGGACTACGCCATCTTTGTTTTTGAACCACTCGCCAGTGTGAGTGTACCCGGTTTTGATTAGGCCAGCATCGCCTTTTGCCACGGTGCCATCATCGCCGAAAGTTACCAGCGACTTAAACGCGCAATCTGCTGCGGTTACGGTAGATGCAGCGCGACACCACACGCGGCCATGCGTCATAACGTTTACGGCGGAAAACTTGTCGTATTTGAATTCCGGCGATTGGTAATGGGAATGAGTGGTTACGCCCACCAGAACAGCATTAGCAGTTTTAGCGGTATCGACCACTTTATGACCATCAACAACTCCACCTGATAACGCGACCAGAACGCCAGTCAAAATGTCATTTGCTGCGGCACAAGTGCCGTCGATGTTGTACAGCGAAGTATCCGCGATCTGGCCCGGAATGCAAATATCGCGCTTGCGGGTATAGGTTGCAGGAATTGCCATGATTAAATCTCCTTGATTTGGATTTTGTAGCGGCCCAAAGGCCGCACGGTATTAGTTACGGAATTTGGCTTGCGGGTCGATGATGTTGGAACCATCGAGTTTCGGCGCGCCTTTCTTGTCTTCCTGCTCACCATCTTCTTTTTTGGCGAAGACTTTAGAGCGATTGCTTGCCATCTTATCAGAATTGGAGATAAAGTCAAAAGAAGCGTCGATATACGAATCTTCTTTATCTGACAAGTCGCGGCCATCCGCTTCTTTGATGTAAGCAACTTTCATCGCTTTAACGTCCAGGCCGTCACACTTGATGCCAGCGGCTGATACGATCGCGACAACTTTCTGCTTCGCGTCTTCGTCGGCTTTGATTTTGGTAACACGTGCCGCCACTTCATCTTCAATGCCATCAACTTTGGTTTGAAGTGCGTCGCGCTCTGCGGTGATGCTCGTTACCTGACTGGTTGCGGTTGCGATCTGTGCGTCCAGTTTAGCAATATGTGCGCCTACGTTATCGGCTACTTCGACGTCTACGCCGTCAATTTTGATAATCATCGTTTTAGCTCCTTTGTGGTTTGAGTCGTCATCATAGGGAAATTCTTGCTCACTATCAAGATTTAATTTCGCAATTCCTGCACGCCCGCGAAAAACAAGCGCCACATGGTTAACGCGAATCTTCGTTTGCACGGCATCAAAGCGAACCCAATCAGAGACGGAATCGTTTTTCAGTTCTTCGAAGTTTTCCGGGAGGTCTTCATCGAAGTAGTATTCGCCCGTCGCGTTGTTGCCCCAGCCTTTTTTGTCGATATCGATCGAGGTGTACCCAACGGACAATTCAGCCGCTACACGCTGTTTCGCCTGCTCGATCGACTCCCCGTCGTAAATCATCACCGGAACCAGAACTCCGATCCCGTCCTCTTTTCCAGCGCCGGAACAGGATCCGACCACCAGCCCTTTCGCGTTTTTGGCGTTGACCATCTTATGACCCAAAGTAATTGGCTTACCCTGGTATGACGCCAGCGATTCAGCGTCGAACACCTCGGAGCGCGGGCGAAACTCAACGCGCGGGCCGTTCGGGGTCTGGTAGGTCTGTGCGCCGATACGCGCAACGATCGGGGTATCGACCAGAAAGCCGTTTTCATCAAAGCGGGCCTTCACCTTTACCGTGTCGAATCTTTGAACTCTTTTCATTGTAATTCCTCTACGTTATTAAAATCGGGAACCGCCCAGCAACGGCAACCGTACTCCTCGCCGGGAAAAATGCCGTCACCGTTTACGCGGCGTCGCTTACCTTCTAGTTTGATGTGGCTTTCGCGTTCGCGGTCGTCCATCATGCCGAACCAAAAGTAATGCGATACTTTAGCATCTTTTAGTCGCTGCATCATCAACATACTGTTAAAACTTCCGATAATGCCGCTCGCCCGGTTGCGCGACCAACTGCCATAAATGGCGTATCGACCCTCGATGATTTCATCGATCTGTTCGCGAGTCTTGCCGATGTTGTTGGCGGTTCGAACTTTCGTTGTCCAGTCAGCGACGATATCGGCTGTTAACTTCTGGATTGATGCCTTTGCGGTATCCTGCCATTTCTTTAGCGCCTGCTGATACCACTGCTCATAACCACCAGCGCCGAACTCCTTCAGCATCATGACCGCTTCATTATCGCGACCGCCAGCCGCCAGCGCAATAACCAGCCACTGCTTAGAGTTGAAGCGGTAGATAGTCAGGCCAATGGAGGCCAGCGCCGCAATGACGGCAGCAAAGAACGCGATCGCAACCTCGTTGATAGCGTCTTCCGCCTCGTTGATTTCCTCCGCCGTGGCGTCGAACTTCAGGCGGTCTAACCGATCCCGCATTTCTACCACCAGATCGGTTGTCGCGTCCTGCATCAAGCGGGATAAATCCCGCTCGCTTGCTTCAGGATAACGCCAGTTTGGAATTCTGCCGTTAACTTTCATTACCGCCTTCCTCCGTGTTGTTTAGGATCTGCGATTTTTGCGCTTTGGTCTTGCCTGACCCTGACGTGCGATCCGGTAGCTGCTTCTGTTCCGGCGCATTGCCTTTCAACTTCAGTTCGGGAACCATCGCGGATAGGGTATCGCGCGCTTCGTTCGAGTCAATGACCTGATCCGTAACCAGTCCCTGTACTGCTTCGGCGTTTTTCTTAAAGATATCAGCCTTCTCTGAATCGGTCGGCAGTGACAGCGGTTCGAACTCTACGCTGAAGTCTTCCTCAGTGACGATGAATTGTAGCAGGAATTCTAACAGCGGTTTGTAGTCGTCGTTGCGCTTCCGCTCAACCAGCTTATAAAACGTCTGCAACGCAGTGTTTTGACTGGCACTAACGCCGCCTGTGTTTTTGTTCTTCAGCACGACTTCGTGAATACCTGACAGCGCGACAATCCGATCCATTTTGGCGGACAAGAATTCCGGGATGCCTGAAATATCAGAGTTAATCACGGTGTATTCTTCGTCGTCAGCATCAATGCCGATCGTGTTACCAACTCCGGAATTCGCGTCAACCTGGGCCATGCGCAATCGGGCCGCGTATTCGCCCTCCTTGTCGTCGCAGATTAGAGCAAGACCTTTGGCCTTCCACACGCCCTGCTGCTTACGCTTCAGCAACTGCGTTGCGAGGTACTCCGAATAATCGTAATCAAGAATCGCTTCAATCATCGACTTGTTCAGCACCGTGCCGCCAGCGCCATTGTTGAGTTTTCGCACCTTGTTGGTTACACGATCGCCGTCGATGTAGTGCATTCTGGTATAATGCACGTTAAAGTCGCTTCCGCCGTTTAGAGGCTTGACGGTGTACATTTTAGGCTTGCCGAATCGTGGGCTTCGCGGGTTCTTCTCCTCCTCCGCTACGGACACCGAATCGTAGTCGTAAACGACAATTGATTCCAGCGGCTTACCGCGCTTCGCGGCTGAAGTCAGCATGCGGCCATCGTTGACCATCGCCAGGACGTAAGAGCCACCATACAGGCGCGCCCAGCAGAGGGCATCGGTGATTTGCGGCTCAAGTTTAAGGCCGTCCCACTCTGACTGGAATTTCGTGTTATCGGAGACGCCGTTAAGCTGGAAGCCGGGCGACACCATTTCTTCCGGGATAACGTCAACAATCTTTTTCGCCAGTCCGTTATTGTGATAGAACTCCTCGACTTGCGAAATATTCCCGAACGTGCTTGCAATCATCGCCGTGGTTGACGCGTACCCAGCGCCACCATTGAAGATCTGATTGTAGTCATCCATCTTGATAGCTTTCATATTTTAACCTTGTGTGATTTGTGGGCCGTTAAGCCCACATTATGTATTAGCGGCCCAGCTTTTTCAATCCTGCCAGGCGTTTCATTCTCTCTACCGGGTCATCGCTCAGGTTCATTTCCAGGTTCGCGGCGTCAAATACGTTGTCGCAAATGTCATCGTGGGGATGCGAATCGTCATAGGTAAACGCGCTCATTTCCGCCACAAGCTCCGCAATGAACGGATGGCTGTCCGGCAGTACGACGCGGCCACCCTTGATAATTGGCTGCGCATCCATCGCGCGAGTCACCTTATCTTTGTCACGCTGAACCGGGACGATCTCACCCATGCCATTTACTGCTTTGGTCAGATCCTGGATTAGACCCGTACCGCTCGCCTTGTCTTCGATGTAAATCTTTCGCAGATTCCCGCATTCCTTATTTCTGCGCCAGCACTGCTTAATGAATGCCTCAGCCTGCACGCGCAAATCCGGCGCTTCCCACTTGCCACGGATTCCATCAATGAAGTAGACGCGATCGCGGTACTTACCCCAATAGCACAGCACGGAATAGTCGTTTAGTTCGTTCGTCTTCTGCGCCGTATCCGCCGTAATGAAGGTGTATTCGAACTTGTCCGGGCGCGGTTCATGCGCCTTTTCGCTGTCGCCGTAATAGCGCCACCATTCCGACTTAAACACGTTGCCGCCCAATGCGATCGGCTCCTGCTGATACTGCGAAAGGAACGTATAAAGATCGGCATCGCGCAAGGCAACCAGGTTCTCGATCGATTCGTTGTCTTCCCAAAATGACCAGTATTCGACACCATCAATGACCACCGACGGCCTGGATAGCACGTCGCGTTCAAACTCAGGACGCAACCAGTCAGGGAGCGATTCGCCATATTCCCGCGTTACCATCGCCGGAATAACAATGCGATCGAAGTCGATGGCCATCCCTCCGCTCATCATGAACCAGGTGGCATCCTGCGCGTGCAATCGCTGCTGTACGGATAGGATCGGCGTTTCGTCGCCTTTCTTCTTCTTCGCTCGACGGGATCGAATGGTGTTCTTCAGCAGAACGTGGTTTTTCTCACGCTTCACCTTAGACCACATATCGCTCGGCTTATCTATATCATCAAGAGCGATTAGGCCGCTAAACCCCGGCATCATGTAGCCACCACGCTTACCGACGATTTGGCCTCCAGATGATCGGGAAACCATTTCCAGTCTTACGCGATCATTGTCATCAATCACTTGGAATTCATCGATCTGTTTGCGCCCGAACCGCGAAGGCCACAATTCTTGCCACTCGCTAGACGAAAAGATCTTAATTACGCGATCGGAGTTGCCTTTAGAAAGCGCGTCACCCTGCGAGATCTGAAGGTTTCGAACCTTCCGGCATTTAAGATACGCATACGGCGCGAGGTGGATTGAAAACGCCTCCGTCTTTGTGGAGCCTGGCGCAACGTTAACGATAGTGCTCTTTCTCTTTCCAGCAATTATTTCGTCGATAGTGTGGCAGAAGTAGCTATGATGCCAATTCCACATTAGCTTTTCGCCCTGAATGATCTGAAACCAGATCTTCAGGAACAGCGAAAAGTTTTGCGTGCTTAGTGCCTTAATCGCAATCTTCTGCGCGACAGTGAGATCTTCCCAAATGATTAATTTATCCATGCCTTGCAAACTCCCCATGCAGTTTATCTCTTAATGATGCAGCGGCCACCGATGCCGACTCCGCCGTTTTGTGCCACCCTGCAAAATGCATCTTACCATTAACCTTTGCGTAAGCAATAAATTCGCCACGTTTGGCGTGATAGCTAACTCCCTTGAAACCACTGGTATTGTTTGATTGCTTACGCTTGTTCATGCCGTTCTGGTTGTGTGTCGCATCTCTTAGATTGCAGCCTCTATTGTCAGTTGTGATCATGTTTTCATGGTCTACCTCACCAACTGGCTCAACACCATTGTACATATAGAATGCCAGCCTTGAGGCCTGATAAATCTTCCCATTTATCTGTATGTTGAACCTGTTTTGCACCTTGTTAAGTGTTCCGGCGATATTTCCTACAACTACCTTTCTGCTTATCTTTTCTTTCCAGCGAAAGATTCCAGTGTCAGGGTCGTAATCAAGAATTCTTTTCAGGTAGTCAAGGTTCGGTAGTGGTTTTGCTTTGCTCATGAAAGATACCCTCATCTGTTAAGGTGAAGGCATAATAACATATAACTGGTTTATCATCAAATCATATCAAGAACATCCTTGACCGCTGCTTTTACTTCTTCCGTGGTCAGGGATGAAGACCCACCTTCTGCATTAGCGTTTACGTTGATGCTGGTTCCATTGTCGATCCCCATTTCCTTACCGACGAACGAAGCGTTAATCATGCCGACGGCAGCAAGCTGGAATTTCTGCTCATAGATTACAGAGTCGATAAACTCCATGACCGGGGCATAGTTAGGGTCGTGGCGATAGCGTACAAGCGTTGACTGGTTCACGCCGCAAAACAGGCTTAACCCTGTGATCGTGAAAATGCGCGGCTTGTTCACGCCCCACTCGTTAACGTCGCCCTGGAAAGTGGCGGTTTCCGCAGCCTTGATGGCGTTTTCTTCGGCCCACTGGAAATAACCCTTCGCGATCTCGAAGAATTGTTGTGGCGTCATTTCGGCGGTTCGCCCCAGCACTACACCAAAATCTTTTTCGTACAGCGCCTTGAAATTGCCTTCGAAGTGCGATTTCGTTACGCGTTTTTTGCGTTCTTCAGACATTGTTAATCCTCCTTCTGTGTTGAGTTGCGAGTATACCAGATTGCAGGAACAAAAAAAACCCGCCGAAGCGGGTTATGTTCATATCAGTTTGTTACGCCGCTTCAGTGTTTTCTGAAGTGATGCAAAAGGCTCGCAGTCAACATACGGGAGCGGCGAAAACGCAATTCGTTTTGCGATACCATCCGGATCGCCAATTTTTTCCCAACGTGCCGTTTTCTTGTTGTAGAACATGGCAGCAAAAGTGCCTTCATGTACCCGCTTTGAAAGGCGCTCGACAAGATGAGCCGCGCCAACGTGATAGCCTATGAACAGCATTAAAAAAGCAATAATCAGAGTTAACATTGATTGACTTCCCTTATGTAGTTGATGTTGATTTTATGCGTATCCAGATTGACGCCGGATTGCTTTTTTGCTTTCTCCACCGCGTCGGCGGCGTCGTTCGCCTCAATCGTCATGCTGAACTCTTGAATGCAGGACTTGCAAAAGCCGCCCATTTTTCTTGCCGTGAGTATGATCTTATATTGCATCATAACCCCTTTGTAAATGCCCCTAAGATGGGCCAGACTTGCGGATGTTTACCGCCTCTTGTGTCTACGCGGTTCACGTTACCCGGTCAGCGCGATTGCGTCAATAGGTCACTGAATCGTTTGGCTGTTTTTTATTCATATTCGCCATCCCTGCGACCGAATCGGCCTTCCAGGTAGCCAGCTATCCAGATAAACTGGCCGCGAGTAACCAGCGTGTTGATTTGCGACCAGTGTTTGTCGATCATCTTCGCGGCGACCTGATCGTAGGTCTTTTTGTCCTTCTTGATAGCGTCTTTGGTTTCTGCGGCCATCTGCTTTGCCACTTGCTTCACGGCGTTATACTGCGCTTCATTCAGTCCGAACATTTGGCCTTCTCCCATTCCACCCAGGTTCCGCGAGCAATGAACACTTCAACACGCAGCGGACTATTGAAATTTTTGTAGATGAAGATGAACCCTTTTTTGCTATCGGTCTCCACCTGCGTAACCGGGAGCGCCAGCGGCTTGATGGCGTCGTCCGACTCACTCATACGGATACCCGTAATCGTTGCGCCAATCGGCATATCTTCGACTTTTGAGTATTCAGGCATACAATCGCACTCCTTAAATTTGCGCCAGCCAGAATCGCTTACAGGCGCTTTAAATGGTATACGAATTCGTTAATTTTTCAAGTGGTGGCACGGCTCGCCATCTTTAACGGCTCCCCACTGGCGGCGTTTGTTCCGCTCCAGCTTTTCCGCCACCGCCACTGCCAACTGCTCATCGGTGATTCCGGCGCGGCGTGTTGCGTCCCACACCAACATGATGATATCGGCAAACTCGCTAATGTCATCCGGCGCTTCGGCGGCTTCATTGGCCTCTTTAGCCAGGTGTTTCAACGGGCCTACCGGGCCAACGTTGCCGAACTGGCGATCCGACCATTCCGCGTGCGCCTGCCGGACAAGGTGGAATGGATCCCGGACTGACTCAGCGTCACCGCCGCAAAGGTACAGATCTTTCCACGCCGCCGGGTCGTTTTGCACCTGTCGCATTTCATGCAGTACGGCGTCAGCATCCATCTTCTCAGGCCAATTGACCTGGAAGGATTCTGGCTGGCGGATGTATTCGACCACCTCGCTGCCCAGAACGCGCTGCTGCATTTCCGCCTGCTCTTTCGTGTCGCAGGTGAGGCGGCGCGATTTGCGCCCCTCATTAGTCCCGATAGTGTAGGTCAGCACCCAAATTTTGTTGTTCATTCTTCGATCACCTTATATTCGCCTTCGTTAAGTTTGAACCAGTCGGTAGGGAGCACCTGGCCGAATTCTTCGGTGTGGTAGTCGCGTCCTACCTGCGCCCACTTCTCGCCGTCGCTATAGCATTCGACGGTAAGTCGATCACCTGCTTTGAATCCGGCCCACTGCGCAAGGGTAGGCTCATCCTGGGAGGTGGTAACGTCCGGGTTGATAATCTCAACAACGGCCAGGCCCAGGAATGATTTGTTTTCGGTCGGATACGGAATGCTCATTTGTTTAGCTCCTGATTGGTTCGCTTCAATAAGGCCGCTATATCAAATGGCCTTGCGGAAGTTTTAGCAAAAAGTGCTATTTGCCGTCGCGCCACAAACTAACCAGGGCGTCGGCCATCTGGCGGAGAACTTTCGCATGGGTCTGCGCGTCATCACCTTCCGGCGTGCGCATGGCTTCGCGGATTTTCTCGATCGCGTTGTGGGCGGCGTTAAGCTCTGACTCAAGCTCTTTAACCCGGTCAGCGAGCGAGGCTTCTTTCGCGCCTTCCGGTTTCACGATCATCGACCGTGACAGCATACCCAGGGCTGCAACTGCATCGCTTGCCGACTTCACGCCCTCTTTGAAGTGCGCGGATTTTTCAGCGCCGATCTTAAATCCACGTACAACGCCCCGCGACTCATCCAGCCCGAACATGTTCAGCATGCGGTCGACAATTGATTCGAGATCGCGATCTTTATCGCGTTCGTGGGCCTTCAGGTCGGCAAAGAGCAAGGGCGACTCAGTGGGGGTAACGCCGCCGAACATTGATGCCGAAGTGTGGAGGGGGTATTTCAGCGCATCGCTAACTAACCCGCCGAAGGATAGTTCGCCGCCAGCGAAACAGTTGTTGATTTGCAACTCAATGTTGAACTGACCGCCGCCGATGTAGTGCGAGTTGCGCGGGTCGACCGCGTACATGTTGCCTTCGTCGTCGGTGATCTTGTACAACGGCGACCCGTTATAGTTGGTGAAATGCTCGGCATCATAGCGATTGCCTTTGGTGAATTTCGCGCCCACGCCAGCGGGAGAATCGGCGTTCGGGGTCAGGATGAATTTGTAGGTGCTCATGATTTTTCCTCTTTGGTTGGTGTGGGGATAGTATGCACCATCCCCGGACGGAGGTTTTAGCAATTCGTGCTATAGGGCGTCTAATTCCGCCTCAATGAATTCGTACCACTCGTGGCCGTTAACGGGATCGTGTTCGGTTCCATGCAGCCAGTCCGTATGCGCGGAACAGAATTCACCGGATTTGTTGAAGTAAAAGTCGGCCCATGACCGCGCCCAATCGCCTACGCCAGCGAACGTGCCGAACTTGCGGATGTATGCGTCGGTGTATCCGCGCTGCTTCGCTATGCGCTTCAGTGCTCGAACCAGCAACTTGCGCTGCGACGCCTTCGAAACTTTCCGCAGGTGGAAAAGCACGTCTTCTGGCATAGGTCCGGTGCGTATGGTTAAATCTGCGTCAAGATCAAGTGGGTTTACAAAGTATCCCTTAAGATATCCGTCAAGTATTGTCATGTACGGCTCGCCATCAGGGTGTTTGCATTTTATTGCCTCAAAAACAACGCCGATAAGTTTCTTCTCGTGCTCTCTCGAAGCGCCTACAACCATGAGTTTAACGGTTTTCATTAGCGGATATCCCTTACATGGTGGATTGATAGAAGGTTTTCAACTTCTGATAACCAGCAATCGGCGTATGAACTTTCCGAATCTTTCGCAACTCGGAATTTGATGCAACCATCTTCCGGGTTAAATTCTGCCGCAATAACAGAATCATTCGAAAGCTCAATATATGCCAATCCGCAGGTATAAAGTTCATCCAGTAGCGCAATTAAATGTTCGTTCATTGTGGTATCCCCTGATTGGTTTGTTTCGCTTCAGTAACGCCACTTTACCAAATGACGTTACGGCAGGTTTAACAAAAAGTGCTATTCTTTGTCGCCAGTGAATGCGGCCCGGCGACCACGGCGGAAGCCGTTAATCTCAGAGAGGCGGCTTACCCCGATGATAACCATCATCATTCCGATCATTTGCCAGCCATCTTCTTTGGCAACCACCAGACCACCCAGGAACAGAACCCAATACAGTGCAATCATTTTCTTGCTCATAGTTTCACCTCAAATAAAACGTTGTTTTCATACGGGCGATTGTGGTACATCGCGATCTTCTCATCCGGCATGCGGCACGCTAACCAGAATTCTCCGTCCTCCGTGGTGGATTCATCGTCCTGCAAAATCCAGACTTCATCCAGGCCGGGGCCGAACCTGGCGTTATACTCCTTGCCGATGGTGAAGAATGGGGCCATCGGCGCGTAGCTCGCATGAGTGCAAATTACGGTTACGGTTTCCATCACACCTGGCCTTACAGTTGGTTGGCGAAGATGTGCCAGACGTGGCTTTTCGGCGTGCGCTTCATGAGTTTGTGCGCCTTGCGGGCCATGCGCTTATAGTCGCGCGAGGTCAGCTTAACCGGATCGGCAACGAACGATTCGACCACCAGCCCTTCGCAGAGGTATTCGGTATTCCATTCTTGATGCGTCAGATCTTCTCGGAAGATGGTTAGACGGCGAAACGAATGCTTGTCACTGTGAAGACGTTCGCCGCGCTCGCCGTAGTAGAATGCGCCGCGCATTTCACCATCATTGCCAACGTGCAAAAGGTGAATGCGGATTTTCTTTCCTTCGAAGTTGGCTCCGACGATGGCGACGACTGCGTTTTTGATAAAGTGTTTCATGGTAAATCTCCGTTGTTGGTGTGGGATAATTATGCCCGATCCGTTGACCGGGCGTTTACCAAAAAGTGCTATTTCATGGCGCGAAGGTCTATTTTCGCTTCTGTCCAGTCAGGGACGCAGGGCATTTCTCCGATTTCCTGCATGTTCGCCTCGACCTTACCCCAATCGCTCCAGGCCTTATGCTCCTCGCAGACAATGCGCACATCTTCGGCCACCGACTCATAAGCCCAAATCGCGCCATCTTCATCAATGGCAACCGTGTTGGCCCATGCTGGTACGTAGATGGGTTCTTCAGCGCCGGGGATATGCAACTGAAACGCGATCGCCTGGCGCTGCGTGATGGTGGCAATAACCTTGCCGCCGGATTTGATTTCGTTGGTCATTATTCGATTACCTTAAAGGTTGCCACGACCGAACCGTTACGGCGTTCGGCGTTGAGGGTTGATTTGTTGAAAAAGAACCAGGTGTTGTTACCATGAACCACATCACAGCCGATCTAGCCATGAGGGGTGCGGACTGTAACGCCTAGCTCCGCGCTGTACTCAAAGCCGGGGGTGTAGTTGATAGTATTGGAGTCGGTGCAACGTAATTTCATGGTGGTAGCCTCGTTTGTTGGTATGGGGTAACTATACCAGCCTACCCCGATCGAGTTTTAGCAATTCGTGCTATTCAACCACCTTGATTACCCGTTCCTGGCGGTGCGGTGCGCCGGATTTGTGGAGCCAGTAGCGGGCCTGCGTCAACTGGCCGAAGTGTTCGACCGTCACCCACCAGAAGAAGGCAACACGCCGCTGTGCTGCATACCACTCCACCGGACGCCCGAAGGCGTCAAGCGTCGCAATGCGCACGATCCTGAATTTGCGGTTAGAAGCCATAAGCCTGACTCTCCAGGGAAGCGAGCGATGAGAACGTGTAAGTTCTGGTGCATGAGTAATCTCCCACGAATCCGCAGATCTCAATACTTCCGGCCTCAATGGTCACGGATATAACTTTCATATCCAGGTGAAAGGCGAACATGGCAAGCGCTTTATGTGCGCGATGCATATATTCGAACTGGTTCATTTTTCCGCTCCTTGTGCGCTCTCTACGGCATCGGCGACGGACAGCAACTGGTTAGCCAGATCGCGGATTACCTTCGGGTCGTCAAATACGCAGCAACAGCTATCGTGTGTCGCCATAAGCTCTACGCCATCAGCGCCACCACTGAACGGCGACACGACCAATTCATCGCCATCCGAATCGCGGTAGCATACAGTTTGCAGTTTCGGGTCGCTCATTTGAACAGCGCCCCTTTGATTTTATTCCAGAAGGCGAAAGGTACGCGCTTTGGCTTCAACTCCACCACGTCGTGATCGTAGAAGCCCAGGAGCACGCCGCATTTCTTCGGCGGTACGTCCACAATCACATCACCCATGAAGTACCAGCTATCGCCATCCTTAAAGTACAGGCCGGCGCATGCGCCAGGTGCGGCATGGGTAGCAGTGTCAGGAAGGTTGTAGGTCTTGCCGCGAGATTCGAATTGTTGCATTGTCATTGCTCCTTACATGAACCAGCCCATAAAAGCACCAGCGGGCGCAACAAAGATCCCGATAATGCGGATCATCAATTCGTCACCATGCGCACCGAATGCGGCTACAATGTTCATAATCCAGCCGATGATAGCGGCACCGTATACAGCCATTAGTAAAGCGCTTAATGTTTTCATTGCATTTCTCCTTTATAGAAACATTCCAGCCAGGCGCAGACGGGTAATGATGCCATCCCGTTTAGCGCGCAGGCCATCATAGTAATCTTCCAGTTGAGCATCCCATGACGGCAGGTCAAGCATAAGATTCATCTCGTTGCACACCACCTTCAGCGCGTGGAAGTGTTGCTCTACCGCGCGACGGTGAAAGGCTGCATTGAGTGTGTTGTTTTGGTTGCCGATCATGTTTATGCTCCTCTGTTTCGACGGGGTAATGATAGCGCATCACCCCGATTGCGTTTTAACAAAAAGTGCTATTTGAAGTTGTGAACCTGGTTCCCGCCGCTGTGGTCGTCAATGTCAACGCCGTCGCAGGTGACGTAAAAGCCGCGAATGACGGTAAAGCGCCATTTGCCCTGCCAGTGGAAGTACACGCCGAATTCACGGCCAGGCACCGCCTTCGTCGACTCCTTCGGGATCTGAAGCCCTGCAAAGGTGCGGAGTTGAAGCGTTCTGTTAAAGCGTGGCATGGTTGATGCTCCTCTCGTTGGTGATGTGGTGATAATACCCGCTCCCTCTGACCGGGTTTTACCAAAAAGTGCTATTGCGGATAGTCCGGGCTAATGATTTTATCAGGCTCATCGGCCATCATGACCAGGACGCTCGACGCACCGATGAATTAAGGCTTCGTCACTGCATGGACGGTATCAGTAACGTACTTTATTTATTATTCAGAAATTGGAAAAATGCCATCAAAAGGAAGTCGCCAGTTACGCATTCTAAGGAGCCAGGAAATTCGGCTTGCGATGCAATGACGATGGCTGTGATAACCTCCTTATCATCTACTGGAGTGTTTCCCAAGCGCATTTGTTCTGCGGGGTCGGACTGGTCTTGATAGAGTTTCATACCTTTTCCCCTTTGATTCTGGTTTTCAGTGCCATTGTGTATCCGTTGTACAGCAAGCCCTTTGGCATCACTTCGTCAACGATCGATAAAACCCTTTCCCGTTCAGAGTGAACGCCCTGCTGCCTGTAAGCATCGGCCTCCAGGTCACGCCCCGCGCTATCATCGAACTCAGTGGACACGATGATTAACCCGGCCCCCAGGCTCACGCGCAAGACCTCGCCAGGCTCAAGGAGTTTTAGCAGTGGTCGGCGGAAGTGATTATCGACGGGATGCACGCCGAATTTTTCCGTGAACTGATCTGCTGTCATCTGGATACGTCGCCCGCCATCCAGGAACATGCGCCGGATCTCCTTCGAGCGGTTGCCTGTGAACGTGCCTTCGTTGGCCCGGCCATCCTGGTGATTGCCTTCCGGCTCCCCGAACGTGATCGATTGCAGCCATTCATGGTACGCGGCCTGCTTTTCTGCGTCGTACTGCATCCATTCGGACACATCGACTTCTTCGAACTCATAACCTTTGTATTGCATGTTTCTCCCCCACATTTGCGGCGTTTGTGTGTGTTTCGTAAGGCCATCTTACTTGCTCCAGGCCTTGCCGTCAAAGGGTTTGTGCGTGTGTGGTAAGATTCGCAAGCATCCACTATATACCCCTTTATATATATCGCGCAGCGGAACATCTAAATTTATGGCTCTCGCAAGATGATTACGGTAGCCATACCGGGAGAAATCTTACCAAACATATATAGATAGAGAGAGTAATAATAATAATATTATTATTTATCATATACTTATATGTCTATTATAGGCTTATATTGGTCACTTTTTGTGCAATTTTCAGGTAAGATTTTTCCTCCCCCACATTCCCACACGACGTAAATGTTTGGGAAACACACTCGACGTTTTGGCAGGATTCGAACGGCAAATTATGTGCATGGTGCATGCATCTATGCAATTCGTTGCACATCATGAAACACTCCATCATCACATTGCACAGAATGAAACAATCACAATCAATCATGAATCGTCAAAAGTAATCACCAGTGAATCAGATGCAATCACATCCTATTCCACTATTCCGAATAGATGGAATAATCGACAATCAGAGGAATAGCACAAATAATCAAAACCCTGCTGGCGGGATCGGGTATAGTCATCACATCAACCAGTCAGGAGCGAACACGATGCAAACTTACAAATACATCACCAAAGCATTCGCCTACAAATCAACCAGGATCGCAGTGCTGCACGTGTACACCAAAAAGGATGGCGACCAGTACAAAATCATGAAGCACGTCATCAACTATGTTCGTGGGCAGAACGTAGAATCATGGCGTGTCATGGGGAGCGCCAGCACGTTCACTGATTTGCGCGAGTGCATTGGCAAGTTCGAAACGCTGGTCAACTCCCATCGTAAGGCGACCGGGAAAGAACCGATTAAATTCACCGTTGAGGATTAAAAGCATGAAAACTGGTGTTGCATATGAAAGCCGTCAATCTGGAGTGCAATGGATGAAGAACGAGGACGGCGTGATCAGGAAACGCATGCCGGGATCTGACGAATGGACGTTCAGCGCTGCAACTGAATTTCTGGTTGATATGTGCGTTTGCGACGGATTCGTTTTCGAGGTGAAGTAGGGATATTAACGGCGAAGATGCCACCGTGACTGGTTCCATTTTAAGGGCGCTACGCAATTCCGCGCCGACTTTGAGGAAAATGCAAATGAGAATCTTTACCCGTAGTAAGTGGGCCGTGATTGAGGCTGCGGCGGAGCACAAAGAGCGCAAGCATGTGGAGCGCGTTACCGATCGTGCTACTCAACGTTGGCATGACTACCAGGCCGTCAAAGCGATGGTCGGCCAGTGCCTGGAGTTCGGGGAGTCTGGAGAGTTCACTATGAACATTTGGCACGAAAGCGCGGCGCATTATCCCCAGCGCGGGATATGGCGATACGGCCACACGGAGTACGAAACCACTCGCGCAACCGTCACATTTGGCGATCACATTCAGGCCGTGATTTACGGTGATGAAGTTCGGTTCCGCCTGGTGTAAATAGCACTTTTTGTTAAAAGCCCCGCGTGGGCTTTTGCTATTATCTATTCATCGAAACGAAGCAGACAAAGAGGCAAACATCATGAGCAACGTACATATCCTGACCAAAGAAACTTCCAAAATCATGAGCCTGATTTACAAAGCGCAGAAATGCCGCCGTGATAGCAAGTCTTCTAACATTGCAGGTGTACGCGCTTACGGTGAATACCTCGGAGTCATGGCTTGCGATATCAACATGATCTGTGATGCCATCATGGAAAGCAAAAAAGCTGACCTGTTCGATATGCTCGAAGAACTGGCCATTTGGTTCCGCAAAATGGATAAAATTGCTCAGGGCATCAAATAAGCACAAATTGCTAAACGCCGGGCCGCGAGGCCTGGTATCATTACCACATCGAAACCAATCAGGAGAGCAACCATGAAAGCATTCGCTGACGTCGCAATCGGGGACAAAATTCAATATGGCGCAAGCGACCTGTTCCGCACCGTCACCGATATTGAGAAGGGTCGCGGCGTTAACGGACAGACCGTTTTCATCGTGCTCGACGGCGTGGCGCGCTTCGCGGTTGATGCTCGCGATTGGGTATTCTGCATCGAGAAGGGTGGCGCATGAGAAAGCGGAGGGCCGGGGAGGTGGTTTGCACCTGCGAGGCTTACCCCTTCCCGTACAGAATGTTTGGCGGTTCATGCAACGGGATCGCTATCGTGATAGACAATGTTGGCGGTGTGGATTGCCAGCATTGCCAGCTACTGAATAACGGGCGCCGTGAGGTTCTCGCCGGGATCGAAAACCCGATCGAGTGCCACTATGTCGCCGACTTCATCCACCGAAACGAGGTTAAAATCTAAATGAGAACAGTTACCATTTCGAACAGCTTTACCTACATGGTCGGCGCGCAGGATGTTGATATCCAGATCTCGCGTGAGATCGCCGCCCGTGACGTGACGGAAAAGTTTAAGGCGGCGGCAACTGCTGCAATCATCCACTATTACGGGCGTCACCCTGAAGACTTCAAAGCCGACGACGCGCCGTTTGTCGTCAATACGGTTCCCGAAAGCAAGGCGTGGCAAATCAACGACAAGCAGACGGGGTATTTCATCTTCGGTGCAACACCCTGCCGGGTCGACAGCAACGATATCGAGATTCAGAGTCTGGAGGATGCCGCGCCGCGTGTTCAGCGCACAATCTACATCTGCCAGGATTACACGACCTGCGTTCCAGAATAGCACGAATTGCTAAAACAGAATTTGGGGATAGTGGCATACTGTCCCCACACCAACAAACGAAGGAGTTACACAATGAACCATCCAAAGACTGATTCGATCCTGGCCGTCCTGCATGCGCACGGTCGCGTTGCTCTCCGCATGAACCGCGAATCCGGCTTTACTCAGATCACGATCACCAAATCGAATGGTCGCTATGTTGTCGGCACGGTTCCTGGCGCTCGCCTGATCCCGTCCTCCCTGGCTGGCGTCACGCTGACGCTGGAATCGAACAGCATGTTCATTGAATCTTGGAGAAGCTAATGAAAGAAGGCGATCGCGCATACCTGGAAGTCAACGGCGAAATGCATCACTGCACCGTGCTTCTGAAAAGCAAGGGCGTCTACATGTTCGTTAATGAGTTCGGCGAGGAGGTCGCGACAGTGCAACTTTTCTGGTCGACGAAGAATCCCGGCGATAGCTCCATGACTGGTCGACCGGATCACATCGGGGCGAAGGAAAGCATGAAGTGCTGCGATGCTCCAGGATGCGGGGCTGTCTATAAGGTCAAGGCGGCGGATCTTAAACGCGGCTGGGGTAAAACCTGTTCGAAGTCATGCGCCGCCAGTTTGCGAGAATTTAACAGGAGGAAAAGCAATGGCTGATAATTACGACGATGCCTACTGGCACCGTTTCTTAACTGCCCAGGATGCGGGGCTTAACCGCGAATATTGCATCAAAGTAGCCAATCAGGAAATGACGCTATCGGATGCCCTGGGAGGTATGGATATGGATGCCGAAAGTCTGCCGATGCGTGACGATCTGGTAGAGCAAGAAGAAAATAGTTGCGGCTGCACTGGTGAAGAAGGTTGCCGCGAATGTATCCCTTTCTGGTGAGGTGACAATGAAAAAGCGCGTTGTGTGGTGCATGTTTGACGGTTCCGGGATTATGGGTCTGCCGTGGGCAATTCGCGGTTGCGATGTATATTGCTTTAACGCAGATTCCGGCGACCACGGCGAGTACAAAATCCGCATGGAGCATGCAAAAATCCAGTATGTCAACATCTGGATTGACAAAGATTTCGACGTGAAGCGCACGATCCTGGGAATCCCGGATCCTGACATTATTTTCGCTTTCCCTTCCTGCACGCTGTTAGCGCATAGCGGGGTGAAGCACGCCCGGCAGACTCAGGATGTTTTATCAGCCGCCGATGATGCGAAGATGATCGAGAAATTTGGCGACCAATATAATTGCCCCTGGATGGTAGAAAACCCGGTTGGCAAATTGTCGACGCTTTGGCGCAAGCCGGATTTTTATTTCCACCCTCGCGACTTCGGAGGGTATGTTGCGCAGCATGAGGAAGTTTGGCACCCAAAAATGCCGCACTGCGACAATTACACGAAGAAAACGTGCATCTGGCACGGTAACGGATTTGTGGAGCCGAAACGGTTATTACCGCCGGAAGGTGTGGAAGGCGTCGATTTCTTTTGGGCGTGGAAATTCCTGGGCGGCAAGTCTGAAAGAACAAAGATGCTTCGCTCTATAACTCCGCGCGGATTCGCTCGCGCCGTGTTCCAGGCGAATTTTAATGAATAGCACGAATTGCTAAACGTACCCGCTTAATTGCGGGTATAGTTATTCCATCGAAACGCAACGGAGAAAACCAGAATGAAATTCACGATTGCAGTAATGACCGCACTATTTTCTATGCATGGAGTTGGTGCGCTCATCTTTTCGATCATGGTGTTGGTGGTTGTCGGCATTGTTGACATTTACCATCACAAAACAATGACTGATTTAAGGCTTAATCGGCTGATTAATGATATCAAGGCCGCTTGCGAAGGGATGGAAATAAAGGTGGTGAAAAAATGATATCGAAAAAGCTCGCTGAAGTATGCCGCGAAGTTCTCAGGATGAATAACGGCGGCGCAACCTTAACCGCGATGCAAAATAAAATTGAATCGCACGTTGGTTTTAAATTGGGTTGCAGAAACAAAGATGACTTTCTTAACTTAGTAAACTTGTATATCAATATGGGAGGCATAGATTAAAATGGCGAAGTCAATCAAAATTAAATGCACGTCAAGCCGCGCTGTTAATATCAGCGAAAACAACCTTTATTCCGCTCGCATCGACGATGAAGGCAACGTGTCGATGATGGTATATAACAGCGCCGAACTGAAGAAGAAGCGCGTTATTTTATCGGTCGGCATTAGCGGCGAGTTGTTTATTTCTGGCGCTGGTGGCGCGGTGGTTGCGACGTTCATCGAACTCAAAACAAAAACGCTAAAATGCGTCGGCCTTGACCATAGCAACCCGATGAAAAAATCCTTCAGCGTCGGCAAGCGCTACCAGGTAGAAAGTGGTCGCGCGCTGGGCGGCGTCGCCGGGTACATCTTCGACCGTGACGGTTGCCGCTGGACGCTCTACCGTGAGGAAGTCGGTTTCAGCGTGTCGGACGGCACCACGTTTGAGGCGAAATACCTGTAACGGATTCGGGGCCATGCGCCCCGATAACCTAAGCACATTTTGCAAGTGCGTTTATATTATCACTGGATCTCGGATTTAAGACGGCTTATCATTAGCCGCACGATTAACCAATCAGGAGCAAGGCATGTTTTTAAATGACCGCGTGTCCCCACAAGATATTATTGCCATCGCAGAGAAGGAGGGCATCAGCCCCTTGCGCGTCGCCATCCGTGCGAACGGGTATCGCGACTCCGTTTCTTTCTGGCCCAAGCCGAAAGATATCGACGTAAACGCGGACAAGTATCCCACGATCTCGATCGCTAATGATTACGATATCGTCGGCAAGCTGGCGCTCAATGCCGCTCGCTCCGTTCAATTCCCGGAATCATCGGCTTATATGCATTTCCTCGGAACCGTGTCCGCCGCGATGATGGGTCGCTTTTGGGTGGAGTACCACGGCAGCGAGCAACCAACGACGCTTTACGTCATTACGTCGCAGCCGCCTTCCGCTGGTAAGTCTGCGATTAACTCGCTGGCTATCGATCCGATCGTCGCAGAGGTTGAGCGAATCAACGAGGAGCGCAAGAAAGAGCGCAAGAAAATCATGGCGAAGTTGTCTGCCAACAAGCAGGCCATGAAAGGCGAGTTATCGCAGTCTGATATGGCGAAACTGTTCGAAGATAAAGACGAACTTGAGGAGAAGTTAGAAAGCATGTGCGATCTGACCTTCCCCGTTTCCGATACCACGCCGGAAGGCCTGGCGAAAATCAACAATCGGCAAGGCAACTTTGCGGTTATCTCGGACGAAGCGACGGCGGTTAACAGCCTGTTAGGGATCACGTATGGCAACGACGGCGGCAAGAAGACGAACAGCGAACTGGTGTTGAAAGCGTGGGATAAGGGCCACGTATCGATCGCACGTTCCGACGTCAGTAACAATATGTCATTCGTCGCGCTGGGCTGTATTTGCGTAATCGCCCAGGATGAAACCATCGACGCCATCATGCAAGCTGGTTCTCGCGGTATCGGTGTATCAGAGCGTTTCCTTTTGGTTCGCGAGCAAACGCGGTTAGGTGAGCGTGTGTTCATTGACGAAAACGGGAATTCGACCTATGAGCCGATCGACAAGTCTTTACGCGCTGATTACTTCCGCCTCATTCATGACATTATGACGGAATCTTATATCAAGCTGGAAGTGACTGAAGCAGGCATGCGTCGGCTGAACAAGGCCCGCCAGGAGTTAGAGCCGGAATTAGGCGACGGCGGGAAGTATTCGCATACGATGCTGCGCGGTGCGATGGGTAAATTCGATAAGCAGGTGATGCGCCTGGCTTCGGTAATCCACACGATCCGCAACTGGCAACCTGGCGGCAAACGCTCGAAGAAGATCGGAACCGAAACGATCGACGAAGCCATCATCATGTTTCATGAGTTGAGCAAAACGTATTTGTCGTCGGCTGATTCGTCCGGCTTCGCTGGTGAGGGAGCGGAGATTAAGGCGGTGTACGATGTTATCGCAAGCCGTGGCAAGCAGGCTAAAGGCGTGATGACGGTTCAGAGCATCTATAACGCGTGCCGCAATCTGAAGATCTTCAAAGGTCAGTCCGGGGTAAGCAAAAGGATTAAGGAAAAATTGCTGCCGAAGATGGAGGAATTAGGGTTCATCTGCGTGATTGATTCAGAGGTCTTTATTAACCCTTCTTTCATGAGGTAATGAATGTTTATCCTTGACATTTACCGATTCTGCGAGTCTCGCCGGGAATTCACCCGGCAAGATTTTGCGAAGTTCGTTTACATGCACCGCGAATCGCCACGCATGGCAAAAGCCGGCAACGTGTCACACCGTATGTTCGCCTCAATGGTTTCTAAGGAGTTTTTAGCGCGAAGCTATACGAATGGATACCTGGACGGAAAAAACGGCGTGGTGTGGTGTACTGGCCCTGATAACAGGGAGATTGGATTTAACTTCCGGTCGTTTGAAGGGATGGACAACAAATACATGTGGGAGATGATGCACATTGAGCAACTCGACGATGAAGCCCTATTCGGGAAAGCAGGTGGAAGATCTGATAACGGAGGTTCACAGGCTTGTTTGCGTGAATCAGATCACACCAGAAAATTACTTGCGTGCCGCGCTCACCTTGCTATATCAAGGCATGGCCGCGACAAACACGGTTGAACATGGGTTGAATGATGAAGATGGCGTGGCGCTGCTGCACGTCAAACGGTACATATGAAAAAAGGGGCTTACGCCCCTTTATTTTTTCGCTCTCGCCACATACCGAAAACACCGACAGCGAACATGATGGCCCCAACGGCACCAATCAGCCACGGAATCATGCTTCCGCTATCGTCGTTTCGGATCTCGATCTTCTCCGCCGTAATCTGGTTCGCGTGAATGCTGGAGGTCGTCACCGCCTTTTTGTTGGAAGTGTCAACCTTGCCAACTGCCGATTCTTTGAAGGTCGTTTCCTGCTTGCTGGACGTGTCTGTTTTGTTCGTCACGCCAACCGCCTGTTTCACGTTCTCCGCACCGACTTGCGCCGTCATATCCGGCTTGCTGCCCACCAGATCGGAAAGGATCGGGACGCTTGAAGCGCAACCGGAAACCAGTGCAACCGCCCACACGATGAAGCCGATTGCCAATGCTCGCTGAAAATTTAAGCTACTCATTTTAGATCCTTAATGCACAGATTGAATTCCTGATCCCGGCGATTATGCAGGCCGCGCGATTTTTCCATCTTGCCCGTTTTCGGGTTGCGATAGTACGTCCATCGGTAAAGCTGTTCGCACGCCTCATATAGCCGCCCCTGGTTCGTCAACTTCAGCATAGTGCTGACGGAGTATGCTCCGCCGCCAGCGTTGAAAGTGAAGCTGTACATCGACGCCCTGAAGGTGTCAGGCACGGCCACTTTGATTTTGCTGTCAACTACACGCTTTGCGACCTGGATGTGCTTCGCCAAAAGAGCATCGCATTCTGACCGGGTATAGGTTTTCCCCTTGATTACGTCCGGCCCCGTGATGCCTTCGCATACCGTCGAAACGCCAGCGATATCGGTATAAACTTTGTATTTCGTGTCCTCCACTTTCGGGAGGAAGGAGACAGCGATCGCCATCGCCGCCGCGAATGTAACCCGCGTTTTAATCCCCATGTTATTTACTCCTGATCTTCACCGCCGTTTTGACATCCCCGGCTTCCAGCGCTTCACGAAGCGCCTTTGAATCTCGCCAGCGCAACCATGCGCCGAAGGAGCCGAATAGAATCATGAAAAATAAACCAATGGCTGCAATGATAAGTTGCCCGGTCGCAGAGCCTGCGAGGGTAACACCGCCGCTACCATTGGTTGCCGCGTTGATGAATTCCCGCATGATATGCAACCTCTGTTAGTTAAGTGATAATGCGATGATATATGCGTTGGACCAAATAAAGAACAAAAAAAAGGGAACCTGTTAAGGCTCCCAAAGTTTAAGGCTGTGATAATAAAGGCATTACGTAGAGAATATTAATACCCTTCAAAAACCATATCAAGGATTTTTTGCGCGTCGTCTTCCGGCTCGCCAGTCGTCATATCAAAATCGAATTCGTGATAAGTTTCGCAAATCAGATCCGGTCGGCTAATATGCTTGCGGCTATCACCATCGAAAGTCATGCTGTCACGATGCAGGCGAACGACAAAGACGTTTACGCTATCGTGCGCCGCGATGTGCTCTACTTCTTCGTCAAATCCGCCGTCGCTGACGACGCAACTAACAGGCGAATTCACGACGGAATCGCAAAGCAACTTGCCGAACTGTTTTTTGCCTAATGTCGGCTTTACGAAATTTTCGCTAATGTGAATCAGGAATTCACGCGGCGAGCGGTCGCCTAAAAAGTCGCACTTGACTTCTTTCCGGCTGCGGTCGTGGTAACGGACGGCGAAGCGGGCAAAGTCGGTTGCACCCAGGATGGCGCGCGCAATGTCAAACATCGGTGATTTGAAACTCAGGATCCGATACTCCCATTTGCGGGCGATGATTTCCGCGATGGTGTCTTTTCCGATGCCAGGCGCGCCGTTGAGGATGATTACATTTTTCATTTGTCTACTCCATGAGATTTCAGATGGTCGTGAAGGTTTTCGCCGTAGTCGCAGACCTGGTAAGTTGTGATACCCAGGCTACGGAAGTGCGCAATAACATTGGGGGAATCATCCCACGCCGCAACAATGCGATCAAGTCCGATTTTGCGTAACTCCTCCTCCTTGATTGCCGTGTCTTTACGGTTATCGCTGGCGCGGCGCATGATTAGACGGTCATATTTCACCCCGTAGCGGTCAAGCCAAATCATTGTTTCGGTCTTCACCTCATCGGATCGACCAGTCAGGATGATAACGGTAATTCCGGAGCGATGAAGCGCATTCGCTACATCAATGGTGCTTTGGATTGGGCTGTCTCCAATTGACGCGCCATTAAATTCGCTCCAGCTTTCTGTAAGATGGAGATCCTTTTTCGGCAGCAGGTGCAAGCGGTGGGTTCCGTCGGAAAGCGTGCCATCGAGATCGAAAATACAGATACACTTTTTATTCATTGGTTTATCCTCATTGGCCCCTCGCGGGGCCGTTGTGGTTACATGTTAGGGCGGTAGATAAAGCGGCCTACTTCGCCATATTCTTTGCTGTACAGAATAACCGCCGCCTGGCGATAGGAGCGCCAACCACCGCGAGCGGCGTAAGCGTCTTTGGCCCCTAACTGGCCGTGTACTTCATCAATCCCTAACGAGTGCTCCGTGACGGTCTGGTGATGCCAATGGCCCGAATGCGTGTAGATGTAGTCGCATTGCCCGAACTCCTTGCGGAAGTCAGTAGCCATTGCGGCAAGGCGCGTTTCTGCCTTCTTCATTGTGTGGCCGTGAGTGTAGCCCAGCATCGTTTTGCCCCACACGGTACGATGCAGAATGGCAGGGCTGACGTCAACGAATACGCGAGGCTCATTTTCATAGAACGCTGCGAGCGCTGCACGCAACCAGATCATACCAGCCTGATCGTGGTTCCCCTCGATTACCTGAACCTCTACTTCCGCGTGATTACTCAGCAGTAGCGACACGGCGCGGCGCAATGAGCGAATAGCCACATAGACAAGTTTCGCGTAACGGCTATCCTGATCGAGAACGTGACCACTTGCCGGGGTTACTGCGTCCAGTCCGTCACTGTGAAGGAAGTCACCGCCGACCAGCAAGACCGCCTTTTTCGACTGCGGGGCAACCGAAACGGAATAGTCAAAGAAGCGGTTAAGAACCATTTCGGCTGTGCTGGTGTCGTAGTTCTCGCCGCATTCGTGCTTGTGGGCCATCGCGCCGATGTGCAAGTCGAAGATCGGATACAGGGCAAGCTGATCCTCAATGAAAAACTTCGATTCATCCTTCGGCTGCGGCTCGGCACGCGGGAGGTCTTCGCAGAATGATGCTTGCGCCGCCTCCATCAAAGCGATCATGCGGTCGCGGTCTACTTCTGACTTGACCCAGCGCACAACTTCGTCACCGTTCGCGCGAATCATGGTCGATGTGCCTTTGACCCCGAACCCGTCCGGGATGTGCTTCGCTACGTGGTTGTTACCGTGCAAATGCCCCTGGCGGGCAAGTCGAACGCCGCGACGCTCCACACTGCGAACGTTCATGCCGAACTCTTCGGCGATCTCGCGGTAGGTCTTGCCTTCCTCGCGGGCGGCTAAAAATTCTTCGTCTGTGATTTTAGGTTGCATAATTTATCCCAATTGAATTGCGTAGTTAAAGATTGCGATAGTGAGAACCACCGCCGTAATCAGGATCGCAATATATCGCATTCTCAACACTCCCGCTACTTGTAATATTTTTTGGTCTGCTTAGACTCATTAATGAACATCTTCAGCGCGTCGGCCTCCGCCCGCGTCGCAACCGCTATACGCGTGCGCTTCAGTGGGCGCTCATGAAGATAGGTAAATTTCCCATTGAACACAATGGAGATATCCTTGATATCGAAATGCTTTGCGATCATCACGATATCGTCACTAATGCCAGCCTCCTTGGCATGCTGCCAGACGGCAGCGCGGCCAGATTCGACAATCATTATTCGTCACCGTAAATGCAGAAGCATTCCGCCATCTGCTCATACATGTGAATTTCTTCGATGCCGTGGGCGGCTAGGAAGTAGATTGCGCCGATTTCACCATCAAGGCCATTCTCTAAAGGCTTCGCCACGTAGTCGGCCATGCACAGGCGAGAAAGGTTAATAAGGTGGCGCGATACGATGCGCGGCTTAACTTGTGCGATCTTGATGGTGTCGGCAATGGTTTTGGTGTTCATGGCGTTAGCTCCTGATTGGTTGATGGAACAATAATACCCGCTCGCTGCGGGCATTGTTTAGCAATTAGTGCTGTTTCGCGAAATATTCCGCACCTTCACGCGCCCGAAAATCCAGCAATTCGCGCTCAAGAATCGCGGGCCAGTCAGCAAGCGGCGTGCCGTTATCCATGAACTCTTGATAAGTGCCGTCGATGCTATCGGCGAAGGCCATCTTTTCTTCATCCGTACCGATGAAGCCGTACTTGTCCAGCAGGGTAACGACGATGTGGAGGTATTCGGTGAAAGATTCAAGCTGTTCCATTTTTCAGATCCCACGTTTGCGCATGCGCTTTTTAGTTAATGACGGGCAGATTTCGCTTACCGGGACGTAGAACGTTTTTTGCTCCTCGCCCGGCTTGAGTTTGCGCATGATAAAAATCACGCTGCCCTTGTTGTTGTTGTCGACTGGTTTACCGCTTAGGCCGTTGATGAAGGCCAGGCGACCGGATCGGCTTAGTTGCGTTCCGTCTTCATCCTCCGTGACGTCTGCGACAATCCAAATGATCTCAGCCGCTGCCTTTTGTGCGTCTCGGAACCACGCAGTAGAGTTGTCGCCGGGAAGCAAAATATCGATCTGGTTGTCATGCTCCATCTGCTCAATGGCTTTCAGCACAAAGGGATCCGGGAACGAGTAAGGAGGGTTAAGCCAGACGTGCTTATTTTTCCCCCACCAGCGCTTGAGGCAATCTGTCTTTTCGTCGTAAAACTTCGGGCAGACGGTGTTGCTTTCCTCAGCGGCGGCGTCCAGGTCGTATGGCCCGTAACGCTCCTCCATGTAAGCAATAAGGCTGCGATCGGTTGACCACTTGTCGCGGACGATATCCGGCGTCTTGCTCCCGGCGTAGCGGTTGCCCGTTACCTGGTAGAATTTATCAGGCTTGACGGCTTGATAGTGTCCGCCAGTGGCAAGCGCGTTGCCTATGAACGTTTCACGTTCAAGCTGTTCAAACGTCGTGAACGCGTCGTGAGTGTCTTTGTCTTTGGTGTCTTTTGCCATTATTACTTAACCTCGCAAGTTAGAGTGTTCTGATAAACGCTAACTTTAATATCAATGGTGTTTTTGTTAACAGTATAAAAAGCCGTTCCAAGTGGCGTAAACAGCTTATACTGGTTTTCACCAATGCCATAAATTAAAACGCCAGCGCTTTTTCCGCTAACTACCTTCATATAATCGCTCGTAACCTCAAATGCTTCGTTACCGCAAATATATGTTTTTGGTTTTTCGCTGCAACCAATAAGACCAATAGACAGAACAATTAAAGCAAGCATCTTTTTCATCTTTCAATACTCCGTTCTTCGTTTCTATGCAGTAATACTACCCGACTTTCGCCGGGAAGTTTTAACAAAAAGTGCTATTTTATGGCATCGCAGAAAGCGATCTTAAACTGCTCGAATCCATAGGCCACGGCAGCGAACCCGCCACGGCTTCGGACGGCTGCGAGGAATTCCCGTTGCTCCTTGCTCACTGGCGATGCCTGGGATTTACCCTGGCGCTTTAGCTCAATGGCGGCGAACGGGTATTTGCCGCCCAGACCAATCAGCACAAGGATATCGCTTACGCCTTTAAGCAATCCCATTTGATGATCTGCAACGGCGCTCGCCTTGTGCTTGCTGCCCTCGTTGACCGTATGCCAGAACAGATAATCGGGGTATTCATAACGCAGCCACGAAACGCTGTTCATCTGGTCGATTTTTTCAAGCGGGCAAGCCTTTACAGGCCCGCCGTAATATTCGAGGTAATCCCCTTTGTCTGTAATCACTCCTCGCCTCCAAAGTCTTTGCGGGAAATAATGTCCTCCTTCTTGCCGTTAATGCGATGCGTTACGCGCTTCGGCGCGCGGAAGTATTCCGCATACTCCAGGATCTTGCGGGCGTTTTTCATGCCGCCCAACTTGCCACGCATTACGGCATCATCAACATGCTGGAAGACTGCCTTTTGTCGCCACAACTTACCGCAAATCGCACTTTCTGACTCAGGGAAGAATTTTTCCCTGGCTGTGAACCGCTCGCCGTCATGGTTGAGCAACACGTAATTAAAGATGATCCCGCTTTGGTTTCGTGTCAATCCCAAATCAAAGCCTACAACCTGATACCAGTCATTTTGCGTGTAATGCTTCCCGGTGAGGTTGTCGTTAGGATCCTTTAACTGCACGCCACAACATCTGCACTGGCGCGCCACAATGTCGTTTTCAGCGTGGCATCCATTGACCTTGATTTTCCCCGTCCTCGGATCCTTTTGGTCTTCGCAGCGCTGGGATGTCCAAAAATACTCGCACCGATTGCCGTTACTATCCTTGTGGATGCATCGGCGGGCGTACTCGCTATTTTCGCCTTTGCAGACCGGGCAAATTTTCGGGCCGTTCTTGCTGCTCTTGCGCTTCTGATACTGCGCCTGCTCAAGAATCGGATCGAAATACAACTGGCCCAGGTCATCCATTGTTCCTGCAAAATCCCAGACAAGGTGATCTTCTTTGACCCACGAATAAGGCGCTTCCTTTTGCCAGTCTTTGAGCAATCGCATTCCGCGACCCAAAAGCTGAATCAGCAACGTCAGAGAGCCGATCTTGCGAAGGATTACAGAAAAATCCCAAAACGGAACGTTAACGCCAGTAGTTAGGGCCATCACCTGGAAGATGTACTTAATCTCGCCCCGGTTCGCCTTGTCCAGAATTTCACCGCGTTTCTTCGAGTTCGTCTTCTCTGTGATGATCGCGTATGTAGCGTCCGGCGGTAAGTAGCTCGCTGCCTCCTTACAGTGTCGCTGGCCCGCGCAAGTGATAAGCACGCCGTTTCGCGTCTGCGCACGCTCGACCACCTTCTGCATAATCAGCTTAGTCATTTCGCCGGAATCGTGGATTTTCTTCTCCATCTTGCGCAAGTCTTCAGCGCTAAAATCCTGCGTGCCGTCCTGACTGGATCCGTGAAACTCTGACAGGTCATAGCCCAGGCCGTCGGCCTCAGTGTCACCAAAGATTGTCGGAACCACCGAACCGAATTCGACAAGGTAGTTTGTGTTAATGTCCGTGATCTGCTCGCGCCAGAAACCCGGCTGGCTCTTGTCTTCCTGTAAGATCGGAATGACGCCGCGAAACTCAGAACCAGTGTAGCCAACGATGCGAAGTTCTCGCCCCGTCTTCTGAAGGCAGCGGCGCATTAACTCTATGATTACGATGGTGTATTGAGTGCGACCGCCGCCAAATTCAACCGTTTCGAACTTTTCGTTGTACTGGTAATCGGCATAGACGATCTCACCATTCACGCGATACGGCTTATCCTTTGCGCGGCTCATGTACTCGAAGGATTCATCGTTCGCGATCGCTTCTGCGAGGTCTTGCCAGTCAACCTGATGGCATTCGTCTATTGCCAGGACTGAAGGCACGTAATCGCCAAGCATCTTAAACAGGCCATTAACCACCGTCCCTTCGGATCCGACGACGATCGGGAAGTAAGCCGCCTTTGTGCCCAACCCGGCGCAATAAACGGAGTTTGGCACGTCAAGGTTGCTGATTTCTTCGGAATCCTGCTTCACGATCTCAGCCTGCCTGGCGAGAACCATCATAGGCAAGTTCATTGTTTTGCACTGCGCCGCGAGCATGGCGATCATGATTGTCTTGCCTGCGGATACGGACGCCTTAATGTAGAACGGATGCTCATAGTTCGCGATCCGCTTCGCCGTCTCGATGTACGCGACAGCCTGGTAAGGGTACGGAACGATATTTCCGACCGTGAACCGCTTTTGAATAGATGGGATCTTGTCTGCGTAGGCTTCAATTTGTTGTTCAATTGTCAGCATGGTTAATCCTGATTTGTCATTCGCATGGTTGCGTGTATAATACAGAGCAAATTTTATAGTGTTTAACAAAAAGTGCTGTGAGGTTAAATTATGGAACAAATGGCAAAGGTAGACAAGCGAACTTTGAACGGCAATAACGGGACTTCACGCGGGAAAGATAAGAAGCCCCGCAAGAAGCCGACAGGCTATTACGTCATGAAGGATGAAGTAAGGGCGGGCCTGACTACCCGGATGGAATTGGTGATCGAGGCATACGGCGGCATCGCAAAAACAGCAAAGGAGTTGGGCGTTAGCATCCAGGTTGTTCAGCAGTGGATTAAGCGCGGCATGATTTCAGCCGATGGTGCTTACCTGGTGCATAAGAGTTACCGCCGCAATGACTGCAAAGGCTTCAGGGCTTCATTTTGCCGCCCGGATCTCAGATTCGACAGCAACGGCAAGCCGATTACGCGCCGCTGCGACCGCCGCGAAATGCTTCGAGTAGTCCGATAGCACAATTTGACTAACTACTAAACGCCTACCGGGTTATGATTCTCGCGTGGGCGTTTTTTATTTGGAGGTTATGACGTGGATTTTTACGACGAAAAAGAGGTTTTGCCATACATGCCGGGAATGTGGCGCGAGGCGCTACAAAATATTTGCGGCATCCACTCCCGCTATTTCAACGGCAAACACCAGGACTGCCCTAACTGCGGCGGTAAGGATCGCTTTCGCTGGACTGACAAATTAGAGAATCGCGGCGACGGCGGGGCATATTGCAGCGGCTGCGGTGCCGATAAGGGGATCGGATGGTTAATGAAGTTGAGCGGCGAGCCGTATAGCGAGTGCATCAACATTCTTGGGCGATACCTGGGCAAAGTTCCGCAAGAGTACGTAGTTAAGCGCAACAAGCAGGTTACTCGCGATAACGGGTACGACTACGGCAAGATGACGGATCACGATCGCGTAGTGGAGATAATGAACAGAACAGAAGCCGTCGATAGCACGCCTGTAACGCTCTATGAGGGCATTGAAAATGAGTTCGTTGAATCATACCGTGTTGGCGTAAAAACCAACGAGAACGGCAGGCAAGAGCTATTTCATGCGCTCCCGATGCGACTGGTACATGAAGACGGGCCGGACGATGAATACTGCAACATCTTATTCATTGATGAGGAGTGCCGCGAGAAGATGTTAGCTGGCGACCTGACTTTCGGATCGGTGATCGTAACCAATCAGAGCGAAGGCGGTAACGGGCCGATTTACCTGGCTCGCTCTTGGGTGGAGGCGATGCACTTCAATATCGCAAGCTCGTTTAAGTGTGATGTGTGGGCATGCATCATCCCGTCCAACGTTGAGATCGTGGCCTACCGATATAAAGGAAAGGGTGGCGGAGATGGTAAGCGAGAATTGCGAGTCGTATGCAGCAGGAAAGATCGGGATATGCTGGCTGCGGCTGAAGAACGCGATATGAAAGTTATCGTGCCGAACAATGACAACTTCAAAGGCGGATTCGAACGAAAGCTCTACGTGGCATCATCCCTTCTCTGATTAAAGCGTGAACAAATTTTAGGTAAGATTGATAATTTCAGTCTTACCTTTTTTTATGCCAAAAATTCAGCAACTTACCAACTGGTCGACCACTTTAAGTAAGATTAGGTAAGATTCATCTTACGTAAATTTCGCTCATTTTTTAACCAATATCGCACCATAGAATATATATAAGTATATGATATCTAACTATATTATTATTATTACTCTCTCTCTATCTATCTGTGTAGGTAAGATTTTCTCCGGGTATATGTATTTTGCTTTGCGATTTCGGCCAAATTTTCCTGTTAATATTTACCTATAGGCATCTTACCATCTTACCGATTTTGGTTAACCGCATGAAATATATAAAGAAAATCACGTAAGATGCATCTTACTAAATCTTACGTAAATTTCGCTCATTCTTTGACCAGTTGACGAATAGCACTTTTTGCCTTGCACCCGGAATCGTCATGCGTATACTTAGCGCAACGAAACCACAATAGGAGCAATATCAATGGCTGAAGCAATTTTTAAGGCATACACTAACGCGGAATTATCCAACGATGATTACCACGATCCTAACTCCTGGTGCGCCAGATACGTTAGCGGCTCAAGCCTCGGCGAGATTTACGCAACCTCCCCGGCCCACTGGAAATACAAGGAGCGGGAGGAAACAGCCGCGCTTTCCTTCGGTACTTGCTCCCATACCTGCATGCTTGAGACGTCCAAATTTAATGGCGAATACCTGCGAGCGACCGCACCGGGCGACGTTAAGGATCTGATTACTTCGAAGTCGGCATTGTCTGCGAAATTGAAAGCGTGTGGCCTGATTGGGACGTCCAACAAGGACTACCCAGAATTGCTGGAAATGGCATACCGCGCCGGGATTGATGTTAACGTGTGGTGGGCGATCGAACTCTGCGACGAAAGCGCCGCCATCAACTCAGGCCGAAAGCTGGTCAAGGATTCTGATTTCGATGCGGTCGTAAAAATGCGAAACGTGATGCTGGCTAACCCACGGCACGCTGCGTGCATTGAATCGGATACAGCGCAACGCGAGTTGTCAATCTTCGGCGAAATTTTCGGCGTCCCGGTAAAGGTTCGGCTCGATCATGTTGACGTCGTGTCGGATCCCGAACTCATCAAAGAGTGGGGGTTTAACCCGGATGAAGTTTTCGAAGTGGTGGTGATTACCGACTACAAAACTACTCAGACCTCTAAACCGGATGACTTCGGGAGGCTGGCGTTCAACTTGGGCTACTATCTCAAAATGGCATTGCAGCGCGATCTGTTCGTTAAGACGTACAACGAAAAACGCCAGGTTGTTGTCCGCCTGCTGACGCAGGAGAAAAAATCACCGTTCGCGCCTCTCGCGTTCACGTTAACGGATCAGCAGATTGAGATCGGGCGGAAGCAGTATCAAAGCGTGATTCACCAGTACGCCGAATGCGTCAAGCATGACGTTTGGCCGTCATACGAATCGAACGCAGCGGAAGTGAAGTTGCCCACGCCGCAATTCGTGAAATACATGTTCCCGGAAGTATACGGCACAAATAGCTAAACACTACGGCGCACTTGTGATATAGTGCGCTCCACCAATCAGGAAAAGGAAAGTTTGTCATGCGTACATCTGAAAGTTTCAAAGAGATCGCCGTTGCGTTAATCAAAGCGAAGTCTGGCTTCGTTGCCGCGAAGAAAAGCGGGAAGAATAGCCACCTGGGCAACACCTATGCCAATCTCGGCGATATCCTGGACGCCATCGGGCCATCGCTGGAAAAGAACAAAATTATGGTCATTCAATCAATGATGGATACCAGCACCGACAAGGTTATGCACCTTGAAACGATGTTCCTGCATGAATCTGGCGAGTGGATGGCGTTTCAGTTCAACATGCCGATCAGCAAAACCGTTGAGCAAGCATATGGCTCGACGACCTCATACGCTCGCCGTTATGCGTTAGCCGCCGCGCTGGGCATCAAGCAGGCCGACGATGACGCAGAGATCGCGAAGATGAAGCCGCAAGACTTTAAAAAACGCATTGATGCGTGCGAAGACCTCGAATCTCTCCGCGAGATTTACAAGCTGGCTAAACAGACGTTGACGCCTGCGGAATGGAAGGTGACGGAAGACGATATCACGAAGCGCCAGGCGCAACTAAAAGTGACGCCAGCGAACGGATTTAACCCAGGCAAGCCGCAAGAGGTTGCGAAACGTGAGCCGGAACAGGTAGAATCAAAGCCTGAACCTGAAGCACAAGATATCTCATCTTTCAACTAATTTAACCGGGCGGGAAACCGCTCCATAGGAATAAAAATGCATGTTGTAACAGGGGTAATCCGAAAAGCGCCTTACGTAAAAGAGGGCAGCAACAATAACGGGCCGTGGAAGATGTATGCGGTCGACCTGTCGGAGAGAATGAAGATCCGCAATCGCGACGGCCAGGACGAAACTGTATACACCAACTATCGCGCCGTCTTCTTTGCGAAGGAAAGCATGATTGCGTGGTACGATGAAGCGTTGCAGGTGGACAAGGTTATTAGCGTCACCTGCCGGACACTTCAGATCGTAAACCGCGAGCACAACGGCGCTACTTACAGCTACAATGAAATGATTATGCCGCAATTGGAATTCAGCCAGCGCGAACCAACGCAGGGCGGCGGTAATCAGCAGGGTGGGTGGGGCCAGCCTCAGCAACCGAAGCCGCAACAACAACAACAACAACAACAACCGAAGCCGCAAAGCGGTGGTGGTAATCAGGGCATGGATTTCGATGATGATATCCCGTTCTGATTTGACAACTAAAGGGGCCGCAAGGCTCCTTTTTTTTTCTGTTCATTGATGCTATTATCTGCGTTACTAAGACAACCAAAGAGGAATAAAAACATGGCACTATACAGAGAAGGCAAGGCGGCTATGGCCGCAGACGGAACAGTTACCGGAACTGGAACAAAATGGCAATCATCGCTTTCGCTGATTCGACCTGGCGCGACGATTATGTTTTTGTCGTCACCAATTCAAATAGCTGTAGTAAACAAGGTGGTCAGTGACACTGAAATTAAAGCAATTACCACAAACGGCGCTGTCGTAGCGTCTACTGACTACGCGATCCTGTTAAGCGACTCTCTGACCGTTGACGGCCTGGCGCAAGATGTTGCTGAAACTCTGCGCTACTATCAGTCGCAGGAAACCGTGATTTCGGATGCAGTTGAGTTCTTTAAGGATTTTGATTTCGAATCTCTTCAAAATCTTGCCAACCAAATTAAGGCAGACTCTGAAGCTGCGGAATCAAGTGCTACGGCGGCTGCCACTTCTGAAAACGCGGCAAAAACTTCAGAGGCTAACGCAAAATCTTCTGAAAATGCGGCAAAAAATTCAGAGGTAGCAGCGGAGAATGCAATAGACCAAGTACAGCAGATCATCAACGACGCTGGCGAACAGTCAACGCTGGTGGCGCTGGCGCAGCCTGATGGGGCAAAAAACATAGGCAAGTGCTCAAGCATAGCACAGTTACGAAATGTTGAACCAAACAGCGCGGGACAGAGAATCTTGCTGGCATCATACAAAGCAGACGGAACTGCTGATGGAGGCGGCGAATTTTACTATGATCCGACAGATTCCACCACGGCTGACGATGGTGCATCATGCATTGTTACCAGTGGCGGCAAAAGGTGGAAGGCAATTATAAATCCGGCAGTCAAAAGTTCGACGTTTGCATCTAGCGTAAATATTAACGCCTATCTCGCAAAGAAAGGCGTCAACTTGCAATTCGACAATGCACTAACGCCGACCGGAACAATCAACGTTCAGAGCAACACACGTATTGAATTCTCCGGCAATGGCGAAATTGACGCTCCGAGCACGCTGATTCAAGGAATTACAATCGCAGGTGCCGCCCCGACGACCTTCTATAACCTGTCAGCTGATGCCCTATCAGGCGCTTACCAGGTAGCCATAGCTACCGACCAGTTCGCTGTCGGTGACTGGATCGAAATTCGCTCTGAAGATCTTGTTAAGGGGCCAAACGCGAAGGGCGTTAAGCAGGCGCAGTTACGGCGCGTGGTGAAAAAGGAAACGTCTGGCGGTAAGTATGTGTACTCACTAGACAGAGTTCTTGAATACGATTTTCTCGTCGCTAGCACGGCGAGGTGCGGCAAGGCTACCGTGATAGAGAACGTGGTTCTTGATAGCCCGCGACTGAACAATATCAACTATCTGAATCAGTTCGGAATTGGGATAAACTGCAACTATGTGGTCAATCTTAGAATCATTAATCCGATTCTTATTGGCTCAAAGGATAAGTTCTTCATTGAAAACGACGCCGGAACTGGTGTTGCAGGACGAAGCGCGATCAAACTGAACAATTGCCGTGACGTGACCATAGACGCCCCGGTGTGCCACCATCAGGGTTGGTATGGTGTTGAAGTTCTTGGATGCAGCGAAGATATTAAAATAAACGATGGGGATTTCAATGATTGCCGACACGGCGTTTCGGTTAACTGGTCAATGCCATACGGTGAACCGAGGACAGTAATATTCAATAGATGTGTTTCAAGCAATGCAACAAAGGCGGCATTTGACACGCACGATGTTGGGGTTGATATTAAATTCATAGATTGCCGTGCAATAAAATCCCAGGGCGATGGTTTCCAGTATCGCGCCCGGAACGTGAAATACATCCGTTGTTATGCTGCATACTGCCTGTCCAACGGTTTCGATGGCGCACCAGGTGCAACAGGTTCTGAATTTAAAGACTGCGTTGCAGAATTCAACACAGAGGCCGGTTTCAATATCGCATTCGAACCTGGAACCGTGCGGGACTGCCGAGCCTACGGAAACAGGGTTGGTGTCGGTGCAATGGGAGGAAAGATACTTGGTGGCGAACTGGAAGGAAACTCACTGGCGGCCATCGACTACGGAACCGGACTAACCGGTGTTGCCGCGCAGTCAGCGCTTGAAGTTACTGGTGTCAAGATGCCGTTCAGTGACGGCACGACAACGAAAGCGCAGCCAAGAGCAATCTATTTCCGTGGCGCAAAAGCGGTTGACCCATCCCTAGCCACGATCCGCGATTGTGACATCAACGGGTATGGCAACAATTGGGCATTGCTATCGTCTTATTCTTCTCAGCCATCACTCCCGGTGATGTCTGGAAATAAGCTGGATGCGACTGGCATTGTCGGCACGGTAACGCTTGTTGCAGGTACAGCTACGGTGCCAACAGCGAGCGCGAGAAAACGCGAAACAACGAACGTCAATGAGCTTTCAACGGTTAGTAAGATCAAGCTGACCAGGCTTACTTACCAGTCGGCCACGCCGCTTGGTGACCTTTACGTGTCACAAATAAACAACGGCGTTTCGTTTACTATTATGTCTACATCAAATTCGGATGTTTCGAAAGTTATGTGGGAAATATCCCTGTAATTCACGCCCCGCTTAGGCGGGGTTAAAAAATTTCACCACAATAATTGCGTGATAAGAGGTCACATTAATGGCATATGCAACGATTCACACCAGTTATGGCCTGCAACGGTTAGCGCAGGCCGAAAAAACCGGCGTAACATAAAACAATATCCACTTTGTTGCGATATTAAATATCAAGCATTCAAGACAAAAGGAGAAAAAGGGGCCATTCGGCCCCTTTTTATTATGTAAAGCTATTTGAGTTCGTGCGGAATGCTGTTGCTGTGATGTTCTCAACTCGACAGCTATAGTCCCAATTCGCGTCTCTTCCTTTCGCTTTCACAAAGAAAGAAGTATTACTGTAACTTGCTGGAATATCAGCAGAAAAGCGAAATTCAGCAGCATAACTACCAGAAGTTAGCCTTGGGTTAACTGGAAAAAGTCTAGTTACCTGCTGCCCTCCAATATCGAACGTAATTTCAATAATATAGCCGTTTCTGTCATCCTCACCACCTGTAACCTCATAGATTAATGTGCAACTAAGAACTATCGTCATGCCATAACCGCGATTTTGATAGTACCCTTCGCGCTGAACGGTATTGTTTCTGCGAAAGATCAAGTCAGCATATCTTCTTGCAACTGCAATGTCACCTATAAAGCTCTGAGCCTCAATAGTACCCTTAAATATGCCATCAGTCGCGTAGATCGTACCGCGAACAGTCGTATTCTGGAACTCAGAACCTCCATTCTTGTTAATCATCCACCCTTGCTGCCCGGCGATGTAGTTGTTTGACTGAATGACGTTACCGATCTTCGCGTTAGTGATTGAGCCATCCTGAATAAGAGCGTTATTCATGAACACCTGGTCATTCTGCACAACAAACGGTAGCGTGTACGCGCCGGATTCTGCATTACGGATGATAGCAAATCTATCAGCAATGAACAGCACCTGCGAAACAACGTTGCTCCCTTGCGCGGTAAGCTGTAGGGCCATCCCGGAATTATATTCCTGGCCGTTGTACTTCAAGCCCAGCTTCATTGTATACATTGAACCGACGCCATTAACGTTAGCCCACGAGTCGAGTTTCTGATCTAGCGCCGCAGAGTTCTCTCCGATCCTTGCTGAAAGCGCCTCTTCCGACGTAACCCGTGCCTCAGTTTCATTGGCTAGTGCCTCGTTAACTTGAGTTAATCCAGCATTGAGGTTTTCGTTGAACTCTGCCGATATCTGGTTAACCTGCTGCACCCTGGCTTCCGTCTCATTTGCTATTAGAACTTCTGCGCGTTTAATCTCAGCCTTCCTCTTGCCATTCTCCTTTCTCATGATTCTAACATCTCCATCATTCGCTAATGCGTTTTGGATGATGCTGTTAGCGTAGTCATTGAGTTTTGCCGCACTATCCTGTGCACTCACCTGAAGTTCTTTCATCGCGTCGCTGTCGAGGATCTCATCCAGGATCACATCCGTGATGGCGTTAACGTCAGTAGAAGACATGCCGCGAGCGTAATCAGTCCATGCTGAAACATTGCCGATCCTGTCGACACTTCGCGCCTTGTACCAGTTAACATAGCCAGCAGGCAAAATTGAGTGCCAGTATTCAGCCGCCGGATAAGGAATCAGAGTAAGCAGGCTTGCATCCTGATCGGTTCCGCTTTGCGACTGGTAAAGCTCAATGTATGCCGTATCCTCTGCACCTTCAGGCATGGCCCACTTAACGCGAATCCCAAAGATTTCATTATCCGACGCGAAAAGGTTAATCGGGCCTTTTGGCGCTCCGACTTTCCCGGTCAGCGTGGCGGTTACCAACGCAGACCACGGAGACGCTACATTCCCGCCGCTAATGCACCTTACGCGGGCCTGATACTCACCAGCATAGATGCCTTCAATATCAACCTGCGTTGTCGCCGTGCGAGGAACGTTGTTCCAGTTCCCACCATCCTTACGCCATTGCACCTCGTAAAGTTTTGCGTACTGCACGGCAGACCAGCCGATCACCATCGTCTCGACGCTCATACCCTGCACAATGCGTGAGAATGAACTAATCGACACGTTTTCCGGCGCTCCCATTGAATCCGGGTCAACAACCGACGTTGGGCGGTCGTCAGTGATTACTCCGTTGTCGATCGCGTCGTACTTGTTCGGGTTGTATTGGGTAGCTGTGATGGCGAAAGTAAATTCGTCGTCATCGCTCCCCTTCTCAATCCTGGTTACTACATACTGTTCCGCTACAAGCTGATCACTTTCGATCAGGAATACACTATCAGGCGCAACGTCAAAGTTATATCCAACGTTTAGCGTAATGGTTTTGCCGTCTGCCGAAACGCTGGCAATGGTTCGGCGTAATGGCTTGCCGTCGTCAGTGTTCAGAATCAGCGTATCGCCCGCCTTCGCGTCGCAGCGGAAAGCCAGGAAAACCTGAGTTCCAGTTACTTCCATAATGCGACCTGACAACACCAGGTTGAAGGCCGATTGCCAATGCGGATCTGCAACGTAAATCACATCGCCACATGACGGGATCATGCCTTCCAGGCCAGTAGAAAACGAAACGGTGGTTGCGCTTAGGTTCGTTTGCAGAATCCAGCGCCCACGGCGGTTTGCTTCTGTCCGTCTGGTGCAACCGATCGCCGTGATGCTTGTCGGGTTGTGACCGAACCGCATTGCAGCGTCAGCGTTGAATACTGGTTCAACGTCCTGTTCGTACTGGTTCTCTGCGTCGTCGAACATCACGTTGCACGACGTGTACATCGTTTTTTCGCTCGGAAAAGTTCGAACGAATACGCCATCAACGACGTTATCAGCAGTGAACAGGTAAACCGGATCGCGTGGCTTATCGACGATAATCGAAAGGCTTTCCCCGTTGTAGAACGTCATTCCACGGAAGGCGGAACAAACATCCCTGACCAACTGGAAGGCTTCGACCTGCGACTGCACAACCATATCCATCAAGTAACGCGGTTCCATCCCGCCGCGATTATCCGGCACAAGCTCATCACAGTATTGCGACACCTCATAGAGCGACCACTTGTCGACCGGGATCCCTAACTCGCGCTGGTCTAACCCATAACGCTGATTCATGATCAGGTCGTAAAGAACCCAAGCCGGGTTGTTGCTCCACGCCCATTTGAAAGTTCCGTCCCACGTTCCGGCATACGTCCTGTTAACAGGGTCATAGTTACTCGGAACCTGGACAATCTTCCACTTCTTCTTGAGCGAGATTGTCGGGATCTGGTTCTGGAACAGATCGCTATCAAACTCGACGTAAAGCATTGCCGTCAGCGGATAGCGGAATTTTGCATCGATCACCTCAGCGTAGGACTGAACCTGGAAGGCATCGACCACCTTCACCCCGTCAGCGTCCGGCGTAATTCGGCTTGCGCGGATAAGAACCTGCGACGTGAAGTCTTGCGGCAAGTTGACGCGGATACTGCGATCGTAACCGCCAGTCGTGTTTTTACCGTCGATTTTGTCGGTCAAGTAGGTTTGATAGCTCGCACCGTCAACCGCCATTTCGATCTTGTACTCAACGACCGAACCGACCATATCGCCATTATCTTTTTGCGTCAGCACGCGGGGCCATAACAGGCGGAAGCGGATAGCAGAAAGATTCTTGTTCGATACCGTCAGCGTGTACGGCGTGTTAAAGGTAACGTCGCGTGCAACCTGGAATTCAGCGCTTGATTCACTGAATCCCTGGATGTAACTCTGCGTTTGCGTGCCGGGGCGAAATTCTGCAATAACTCCCTCATAGTTATAGCTCCCGTCTTCGTTCTGAACCGGAACTCCGCCGAAATGCAACTGCTTCAGGCTGAAGTCATCCACTACTTCACCGTCAGAAACGGCCAGCAATAACTTGATCTTGTCTTTCGAGATCAGGTTATCAGGCATTTCTACCGGGGTTCGCGGCTGGCTGGAACCGCCCTTGCGGGCCTTGATATTAGTCATCGTTTAGCCTCCTGTTAATAGTTTTGCAATTGTACACGACAAAAAGCCCGGAGGCTATGCCCCCAGGCTAAAAAGCGAATCGCTTAATTAGTTGTTGTCTTCGGCGTAAGATCCTGAACCGAACAGCGAACCGCCAGCCAATCTGTAACCGTATGGCAACTGGATTGGATAACCCGCTGCCGTGGTGTTAATCGGCCCGCCGAAAGCATACGATGGTTTGTTTTCCGGCGACTCGCTCGCTCGCATGTTGCCGCCCATCTGCGGTGCAATCATCTGCATTACGCCACCCAAGACCATTGCGCCACCAGCCATAAACGCCGCCGATGAAAACGCCCCCATTGCCGCCAGTGATGCACCACCAGTGAAGAAGGCTGCAACCATAATCGCAGCGCCGATAACGATCTGCAACAATCCGCCGTTCTTTCTGGCCTTCGGGATGGGGATGATTCGGATCTCCTTAGCTACGGCGAACGTTGCAAAGTCATTCGTGCTGATTGGTTTTCCGTCCGCTACGATACCAAAGCGCATGTTAGAACCAACCTTGCTCTGCATGAAGGTTTTGAACCCCTCTACCTGGTAGGATAGCGCCCGGATGCATTCGCCGACTGAATCGACCGCGAGGTTATGGAAGACACCGAACCGACGCCCAAGGGAGCCGGAAAGTTTAATCGTCTTTGTATGTGATGCCATGTTTAAGATCCTTATGTCTGCAAATTAAAACCTTGTGCTGCTCATACCACCCGGAATAGATATCGCGGCGGGATAGCTTGCCGAAGGCGTGATGCAGGATATTGTTGTTTCCAACGTAAATCCCAGCGTGATTCCACTTGTCTGCCTGAAGCTGGAAGATGATCATATCTCCGACTTCTGGATCGCCAGTGTTTTCGATGAATCCATCTTCGCGCCAGTAGTCGCGGTAAAGATCCTCTTTGTATTCCGGCTTCCACCATTCGAACGGCAGGCGTCGGTCAGTCAGTGTGACGCCGTGGCGCTTGTGAAAATCCATCACCAGGCCGTAGCAATCATAAGCGCCCAAAGCCCAGGGTCGACCAATCAGCGGCCTGCGCTTCGGTTCGATAATCCGCATATCACCTTCTGGAATCGACACGATAACCCACGACAAGCCAGATTCATCACAGAAGCATAAATCTGTGGCGCTCGGAACGGTGGTTGCCCCGTCGCCAGTGTGGGAGTGAACGAAGGCGATCGGTTCGCCTTCCAGTGACGCCAGCGCGTACTGTGTTTCGTCCGGCATTGATTCGTTCTCAGGATCAGGCGAAACGTTATCGAGTCGGTGATATTTCTGCACGCGTGATTTCTGCGTTACCAGCCCTGCGCACTCATGCGGGTAAACTTCCTTCGCATGCTGCATGATCTGCATTTTGATTTTTGGAGTTAACATATTACCGTCCGCTTTTCAAGGTTGCAGTAGCGCAACCGCCAAAATCCAAAGCCTCATTTCCGAATCGCAATCTGCACGACGAAACAAGGCCACCGCAAACATCCTGGCTGGGATCATCAACCTTATTCCCGTATTTGTCAAAGTATCCGTTTTGCCCGTTGTAACTGCATCCCTTCCCGGTTTTGTACCAGCCGCGTTGCGCCCAATAACAAACGGTTTGCGTTAGGCGGGCCGGGATCATCAAGCCATCCATATCGAAGACGGATGTTAGCTCAAACGTGGCCTTCTGCGGGTCAACCTGTTTAGGTCTTTCGATATAGTAAACGAACCGCCGAAAATCGCCATCAGCCACGCTACCATCTTCTTTCAGCAAATCCTTGACCAAAACCCACACCGTAACTTTCGCTTGCATGAGGCCATTGTAGGAGCGAATAAGAGCACTCGCTTGCGCATCAATATTGCTAACCGTCAGCGTTGGCTTTTCTACCGTGCCGTCACTTGACATTGCAATCCCGCCGATCCCGAACGGGCGCGGGCCGTATTGCTCGCCGCGAAACGTGATCGCCTTCGGCGTCAGCGTGCCACCATTAACAGCCGCCAAAAGTTCTTCGGTTGAGTAGGCGATATTCTCGTTGTGGAATCGGTAGACCTGCCCGCCGAACTTTGTTGCGTCAATGTCAATCAGCGTTAAGATCTCGCCTGGGAACAGCTTTTGCAAGCAGTTCGCAAACTCTTTTGAAACGTTAGTTGTCATATAAATTTCCTCCCCTTGTCGACTCCAGATCATAGGCCAAAAAAAAGCACCCGTAAAGGGCGCTTTGTGCTATCCGGCTGAAGAGAATCGTTCGGCAAACTCCGCCGTTACCTCATACACCCCGCCACCCATCGGCGCGAGATTAACAGAGTCTGCCGTTACGACGAATACACCCATTCTTCCATCTGGTGCCTTCCAGATAAATGGCTTCGTCACGTGATTCTGGCAAAAATCATAAACCGCCTCCCAATCCCTCCCGCCATAAACGATCGGAACCGTCCGGCGCTTTGTGTTGATGCCACTCGATGCAGTCTGGATATATCCATTGCCGAAACTAACCGCTCGAACGTTGTTTGAAACGGCGACTTTCGCCGCCCCTCCTTGAATTTGAGTACACCAGGAAAAAGAATCCACTGTTAACCCCTCGTTTTCTCGTTTACGTATTTCGCAATGCGTCCGTTTTGGCTCAATGCCTCCGTGAACATATCATTAACGATCTGCCTTACTCCCTGCTCTAAGCCCTTGCTATCCTGACCGGAACCCATCGTGATGTTCACGTCGCCCATGCTAAACACCATTGCTGCCGATGCCGCCACGTTACCGCCGTTAGTCACGCCAGATCCTGACGAACCGTTAGAGCCTACCAGACCGCCGGAAGCATAGCCACGCATTAGCCTGTATAAATTTTCCGGCCCTAATCGGCTGGTCGCCTCTTTAGTAAAGACGAATTCGCCTCCATGCACAACGCCTTTGGGTTCGTACTTGCCACCGTTGCCAGTATAGCCGCCGTTGGCGAACCCTTTGCTGAACATGCTGGCGAAGCTGAACGTACCGCCACCGCCGAACGCAGCAGACATTGCATTGAACAGCGCCATTTTGATTAGCATGCTGGTAATGTCACTAATCACGCTTTTGGCGAAGTCGCTGAAGCTGGCCTTACCCGTCATGACAAAATCAGTTAGAACAGTAGCCATTCCGTTAAATGCGTTTTGGGTGATGCTCCCGATATTGGAGTACACGTCATTAACTTCGTTGCCAATGTCAGCCCAGGCATGCGTGAATCCCGCTTTCCAGTCAAGCATCTGTGCATCCTGCTGCGCGTAAAACTGTTCGCTTGCTGCCTGCATCTGCTTAAATTGGGCGTCGTCAAGCGAGCCTCCATTATTCTTCCAGTCTGCCGCCATCTGCGCATTGGCCCGGTATCTCTCCTGCTCCTTGCTACCCATTCCGGCGGTATCCTGTAGCGCTTTGGTTTTTTCCGCCATTTGGTTTTGATACTTGGTCGACTTGTCAAGCAAGGCATTCAGTCTCTGCTGCTGAACAATCTGATCTCCCACGATGGCCTTTTGCTCCGCCATGTACAGGATATTCTGTTTGTTCGCCAGCATCTGCTGTTCGCTTTGGGTCAGTTTTCGCTTCTGGCTTGCCTCTTCCAGAACTTGGAATTTAGCAACCGTCTCGAAATAGTCCTTTCGCTGCTGGCTGATCTTGTCATCAAGACCTTTGTGCTGCTGCAAAACCTTTAGCTGCGCCTGTAACGATAGTAGTTCAGCCTGGTACTGCTCATCAATTTTAACTCCCGCGTCTGCCTGCTGCTTCCTAGCGTTGCGGTTATCAAGGATTCCCTTTTCTTCCTTGTTAACGCGATCTTTGGTTTTGCTGCTGTAGCCGCTGGAAACATCTTTATTGTTGGCTGCATCAATGTAACCCATTTCGCCTTTAGCAATCCTTGCCTGCTGCTCCGCGATGGTTTTTGCAAGCTCGGCGGATTTGGCTTTCGAGTCCTTGATTAACTGCTCCTGCTGCGCCAGAAAGTCATTCCCAAAGTCGCCCATGCCGGGAATTTTTTGCAGCTTTCGGCCAGCGTCAACGACAAACTGCGCAATCATGGCGTCGCCGTCGGTAATCAACTTCCTGATCGTGTTGATGATTGCCGATACAGTATCAACGATAAGGTTAAGCGCACCAACCGTATGATTTCCAACCCAATCCCATGAGTCAGACGCCCACTTCTTGATATCCATCCACATTTTTTCAAGAGGTGTTGCGCTGTCAGCCACATCTTTCAGTCGCTTATCCATCGTTTCAGCAAACAGTTTTGTCGCTGCATCTGCTGCTGCCGTCTCGCCTTTAGTTTTGCGCAATGACTCAATATAGGTTAGCTGCCCTTCATTCAGGAAGTTGAACTTATCGTTAAGATCGGCAAGCCCCTTAACCGGATCTTTTAAAATCTGGTCAAAGTACCCCTTGATTTTATCGCTGCTCTCTCCTGTTTGCGCTTCCCATTCCGCCGTAGTCTTGGTGATGGTCTTAATCTGGCCAATGGTGTATTTTCCAGAAGATGCCAAAGTTGACGCGATATCCTGGATTCTCCCGGAAGTTGCGCTCGAAGTCTCGCTTAATTCATTCGCCAGATCGTTAATCTGACCTGTGGTAGTGGCAGCATAACCACCAGTCAGCACCAACGCATTCGCCAGATCCCTTTGTGACTTCCACGCATCGAAACCAGCTTTTGCAATTGCTGCGATAGCAACCCCAAGAGCAACAGCGCCGATGGTTACG